CGCCCGCCCCGTCGAGTATGTTTTATATGTAAAAAAAGGCCGATTGCGGGGTCGAGATAATTACACATTGTGGGTATACATATGAAGGATCATGATGACTTGGTGGGTCGCCCCCTTCCTATCATTGTTTCAGTTTGTAACAAGTGAACCCACGGGGGGTGGGTCGTATGATTTAATCGCGCGCGCGTTTCCTTTACTACTGAGAGCACAGACCGCACACAGTATGACAATCGAACAAGCGGCACACAGTCAGCGGTCGATGGCACTGGTGGGATGTATTGTTATCTCAACGACACGAACAGGGCTTAGGACTTCGCTTCTTCCCCTTTCGGATCGCCAGGTAGTTTGTCCCCTTGGACCAATCACCGAACCGTCTCAAGATCTTGCCATTTCTGGCAGCATCTGCGACACTTGATAACAAGCGACGGAACAACGACAAACGTTGAACCTTAGCCAGAACCTAGACAACTTAATAATCGACTGAAGAAGCGGACAGCTCACTGCCGCAGTGTCACACGTCGGGCGGGATCCCGTGGACACTGGTTAGGGTAAAGCGAAACCGGCCGGTCATCTAAAACTTTGTATCCATGCTGGCTTGTATGTATCAACACACAGGCAGACATGTGGTACCCCCACCATTTAAAACTGAATAGTTTTCACAACAACTGAATACTTTGTATCACATTGTGTGTGCTCTATGTACACTTTTTAGTTTCATTCACTTTGGTTGACTTATTCACTACCAAGTGCAGATTCTGCATACGTTAGTAATAGGTCAACCTACATCATTTGAATCGTGATCATTTATGATCATGACCTTTTACATCAACTTACAGGTGATTTCATGACTGATTTTGATTGCCACGCAGCGACTGAACTAGAACTTCATGCTCGCAACTTTTCAGGTGAACATGCCAACGTCGTTGGTAAATGTCTCTCTAAGTTTCACAAACGAGGTGAGTTCGACTATGAGCGAGCCATCAACTATGTCGAACGAAATCTAGTAATGCCTGCAGCTAAGGATTACTTATTGACTCAGTGCAGTATGACTCAGTCAATACGCAACACGTTCCCTAGATCACTTCGTCTGTGGGTATCTGAGCAACTAACTGACAGCTACCGTGCAGAGTTTGAGTTAGGTAACTACTGGAATTGATCATGAAACTATCTATCTTTGATCTTCCTCGTGGTTCTAAACACTACGTTCGCTTACCTTCAGGGCGTTGTATAAACGTCCACGTTGCAACTGACATCGAAACTGTGGACGTACATGTTCAAGTTAACAGTGAACAGTGGCCTGCTATCTACAGTGATTCGTTCACTCATTGTTCAGGTGGAGTGACTATTTATCACTCAGCTTCCAAGTGTTTAACTCATAGTGATATCGCTTACTTACAAACTTACTTCCCTACTTCTTTCTAACCATGTCACTCCCATTAACAATCGACGTTGAGTTTATCGAGCCTGCTAGTTATCACAAACACAGTGCACACAAGTATGTGTATCTATGTGATCCGATCGGTGAGGGTGATGAACGCGTGGGGAAGATCGTTAAGTGTAGATACAGCGGTATGTTTTACATGTCGTGGGACTACATGGACATTGATCATCCTTTGAATAAGCGAGCCTTTGATACATTTTGTGAGTGTCAATGTCACGTACGCAAGCACGTTACAGACTGGTGGCACAGACATCATCAACCTCAAGAGGTGACAGTATGAAACGTTTCATGGCTCTATATCATACATGGAGTGGTACAGAATACACTCGCGATAGTATGTGCATCTATGCAAAAGATTTGACACAGGCTGCTAACAAATGGTCAGCAATGGCTAGGCAGGATGAACAAATCATCAGCCTCGTTCCTAACCCCACGGCGCAACAATATTGGGACGAGCATGATGAGCGTAGAAAGGCTCGGATGCTATGAACATTTCAAGAATCACAATCACCAGAACTGTTATCTACGACAGGATCACATGGCGTGAGGGTGGTGACGATGATGCATTCCGACAGTATGTAGGACTATGCGAGAACATCGACTTTAACGATCCTCAAACTTTTACACAAACAACATCAATCAATTATTCAGATGACTAAGTTCAAAGGCTACGTTCTCCAACACGGAACATCTCCAGTCAATGGTTCACCCTTCGTGGTGATAATGACCATGGGTTCAAGTAACACTAAGACAGGAGATATGTGTCAACTATGGATACTCCACGAGAATATAAATCCAGTTGATGCAGTTAACCTCGGGATGGATGATACTGTCTGCGGTGATTGTCCACACCGTAAACAATCAGATGGTTCAAGGTCTTGCTACGTGAATGTCGGGCAAGCCCCAAATGCAGTTTGGAAATCATATAAGCGTGGTATCTATGGCAAGTTATCTGATCTAAATCCTTCTGACATTCAGGGTCGAAAGATACGCTACGGGGCTTACGGTGATCCAGCAATGATTTCACCGTCACTGATCACACTGCTGAATGAGCACGCTGCAGGTCACACGGGTTACACACACCAGTGGAGACAACCATGGGCACAGTGGTGCAAAGGAGTGTTCCAAGCTTCATGTGATTCGTTCGCTGACTACCTAGACGCCAGTGCTCACGGGTGGAAGACGTTTGCTGTTGTGGCAAAGGGTGAACAGTCCTTCAGTGGCAAGCTGTGTCCCGCGACTGCTGCTAATAGTAAGGCGCAGTGCATCACCTGCTCACTGTGCGACGGAGCTAAGACCGACATCTTTGTTGAGGCTCATGGCTCCGGTGCCAAGTATGTAACCAACTGAGGGAATTCCCCTATCATCATCGCCATGAAAACCAAGTGCTTAGGACTGACCAAAGCAGAACTGTGGGTTTTGCTGGACTCACTTCAAGGGAACAACTGCTATGAACAACAAACCGATCCAGAACATTATGAGATCAGAAACAAACTGATTCGATCCCTTCTTTGTCACGTGTTCGACCCTAAGCTCACGGGCAAGATGCCTGACGAGTTACCGAGCTTAAGAGTATGAACCACTGGTATACAAACCCTGAAAACAACATCGCAGCCGCTAAGGACAAAGCCCTTGAACAACTTTCAAAGCCACAGCCTAAACTCACAGCCCTTGAGAAAGCTTTCTGGCGCAAGTATCGACGCGACCAGTCCGCCTTAGCAAGGAAGAACTGTACTAACCACCACGGACCTCCGAAACCTTAACCAATTATGATTAAATCAAAGCTGGTAGAACATGTCTGAACGTGGCAATACTCCGAGTTATTACCAATTGATGAAGATTCTTGAGGTTTTAGACAAAGAACAGTTGGATTGTATCCCTACTGTTTATTGTGCTGAAACTGACGAGTACCTGCCGATTGATCGGTTTGTGTTTGCGTCAGGTAGTAACCAGGTATTAGAAACTGATCACCCCTATTTTCAGATCAATGCTTGAATTCAAAACACCCACCACAGGAGAGATGTGACGACCAGTACTTACTTGATTCGTTACCGAGACGTCAACAACGACTTGACTAAAACAGTTGTGACGGCTGAAGATTCTATGGATGCACTGGTTAAGTTCAGAGCAGAAACTGAACACAACTTAATCTATGCTTGTATACCAAATGATTTTGAACCTTGCCCCTAAAATTAGAATGATTAGTACTTAAATCGATGTACACCTTCGAACAACTTGCGTTAGACATCATTCGCAACTTGAGTGATGAACAACAGAAGAAAGAGGTAATGGTCTCCAAAGATGGCGTGCTATCTGGAGCTACTGAGCTTCGTTTAGGAGCTAACGATCAACCTGAAATCATTGAATCCTGACTTATAGTTTGACACTGTGCTCATTCTAAGCAACAATGCTTAGGGTAAGCACTTTTTTAATGGTTTACTTTCGATGACATGTTGTTTTATCAAGATGCGTGATGCATCCACGGGGGCTAGAGGTTTATTGGTGGAAGAATGTGAAACGTGGTCTGCGGCTTATGACAAGGTCAAGGAACTACAGACACTAAATCCACTTGCTTATTACTACCTTGCTAGACCAATCACAAGCTATGCGAAAGATCGAAGAAAACATGTTGAAAGCTTGCAAATCGCAGCAAAATCTCAAAGTGAGGAACACTCGCGTTGAGATTATCGACTTTCCTGGAGTTACAAAGCGTGTGAACGTTTATTTGTACTCAAAATGTATCTGCAAGATTACTGATGAAGAACTTGAAGTCAACCATCATGGATTTCTCACCGTTACAACAAAGTCTCGGATAAATGCGCTGTTGAAAGAGTTCAACGGTACAGCTGAGATTGTACAACTCAAAGGCAAGTGGTACTGGAAGAAGGTCCATCCCGATAAAAGTTTTTCTTTTGCGTGGGCTGAGATCTCACAGTCCCCACAGGCATTCAAATTCAAACGATTAACTCATGAACACCCTGCAACCTCAATCGATGGCTAACACAGAAGAAATCTACAGCGAAGCAATTTTATTCATTCTCGATTCCATCAGCTCACACGAAAAGACCCAGCTCAAGGACGATATACGCCTGAAGCTGGATCTTGAACGTGAACTCGAGCCAATAACAGTGAAGGGTTTGCTCGTCTTGAAAAGGCTGATTGAAGCTAGTGATCTTTCGCGAACAATCGAAAGCTGACTATTTGGCTTGAGCCCGTACGTAAGGCACACCCCGGTAAACAAGGACGTTGCGTCCCTCTGTTTTATCGAGGCTCCTTTCCATCCGCATCTTGTTCTGCTCACGCTTCTGTGCAGAGCGTTTCTTATCGAGATGGGTAACCAATGCAGTTTCCATGGCTTTTGTTTTTGTAACTGTTGTTACTCTAATCTTTACTACTTAACTCCTGTAGTTCCTCGTGTTACACAATGTCTAAAATCAACACAATTATTTCCACTTTGCTAATTGTCTGCTGCAGCTCGGGTGTCGGAATGCTTCTAACGAGAGGGATGCAAGTTCAACTCAACAGAGCGGAGAAAGAGGTATGTGACATGGTCCATCCACGGAGACTTATTTCAATAACAACTGTCGTTGGTGACGCCTACTATTGTGTTCCCTTGCATGTGTTTTCAAAATGACTTTATCTCGTCTGCTTGATAGTTTTGCAAGACAAACAAACGTCACAAGTCTCCATGCATTTCAAGTTTTCTTGGTCATTGCTGAGTCTCACCCTCTTCCTCTTTTAAGGAGCAGCCTGAAGCAGTACCCAGCATTGAGGGATGACCCAGAGACGACTTTGGCTAGGTCAGTCCGCAAACTTATCAAGACCAACATGGTTCAGCAAGTTCCGGACCCAGTGGATACAAGGACAACTCAAATCTATTTAACCGATGACGGTAGAAGACTGTGGGCTCGATTCTCCCCCTGGGCTATCCACTCAGGTGACCACGCTCCAGAACTGGCACAAGTAAATACACCTAATTGGCACAACGACTAAAGTTTATTTGGTTTTATCTCAATCATGATCAAATCATTTTTGGCTACTTTCGCCCTTCTGGGTCTTGGCACTAGCGCTATCGCAGGTCCCTATTTCAACCCCGAATTCAATGGATCGACTGTAGGCGACGATTATTTGGGCGGCGCTGTTACGCTCGACATCGGATATGAAGATGGCGGTGATGGTTATTCCTGGTTTGTCCAGGGAGGACCTGCCTTGATTCTCCCCGAGGGAACGGACAGCGACGTTGAACTGGCTGGGAAGCTGGGGGGTTCAATCGCTATCGACGCTGAAGAGAATCTGTCTTTGTACGGTGAGCTCAGCGGAGTGACCGGCGACGACTTTTCATGGGGCTCGAAATTGGGCGCAAAGATTAAGTTCTGAAGCACGAAAATGGGCCAGCTACAGCTGGTCCTTTTATCGAGTAGTGGTGGTCGGCTGCTTACAACCAGTTAACTGGGAAAGCTGTTGGCCGCCAACTTGGCTGATTCCTTATGTTTATGATTTAGCTGATTATTATTCAACTAAACCTTATAGCAAGGAGCAAGACTATCTTGACCAAGTTAATTAATCTGCTCGGTGTTCTCGGGTTCTTGCTCTCAGCGGGACTAACAACAGGTGCTTTAGTTCTTTACATGAAGTTGCCTAGCATCATCGCTGATGCAAAACTCGAACTGACCGAAATGGTCACGAGTTTGATCCCGATTCCTCTACCTGTAGATGGTTTCGACGGAGACTTCGAAGGCTTACCCCTTCCAAAAGAATCATCAGATTCAGAAGTCCCTCAGTTACCATTTTGAAGCAGGAATAAAGCGCAATTTCGCGCTTTATTTTTTTATCTACTTATGTTAAAACTTTGTATACATTTACAACACAACGACAATCATTGAAATTAATCAATTCCCATGAAAAAGTTTTATAACAAGTGTTTCTGTTTGTACTACCGCAAGACACCAAACGAAAGTAAAACTCGATACAGAGTTGACACAGGGTAGAAGATGCCTTACCATCAGCTCTGTGACAACCCATCAACACCATCACATTCTAAGAACATGAAACTCGAATCTCTGCAAGACAAAGCCTTTCTTACAGCTCGCTTATGGGGTGAGTGCGACCACGCTCTAGCGGAGGTTGGTGAATCTTTTGGAGCACCCTGGGAAGCTGCTCGCGACACTCTCAACACAGCTCTTACTATTGCTGAGCACAAAGGGATTGAACTAGATCAATTCCAAGGACCAGACTCGCTCTTTCGTTTCCCCGAGATTGGTGCGCAAGTAATCGTGCGAGTGACCCGGTTACCAGTTCCTTGTGACGAACTTGCCAAACTCGACATCAGAATCGAAAAGCAAGAGCGTGAGCTGAAGCTCTTGAAGGCTAAGCGTAAGTCTGTGATCGAAAAGCTAAAGATCAAAGGCTTTGACTTCGTAACAGAAAAGGTGACTACCGCTTACAAGCGTTTATCTAAATGAACAATCCTGAGATTTACATCCTTCACTGCTCTGTCTCATCATCCGTGAGGCAGAGCGTACAGATTGCTTTTGAAGACTACAAATTACCTGACGGTGTCATAGACACACTCAAGCAAGCTAGTGCTTTGTCAATTCGACCAAAGCTTTCTAACGCTTTGAAGGATCACCTTCGTGACGTGAGAATGCTTCAGGTACAACTTTACGATCGGTGCACCATTAACCATGGCGATATCCATTTTCTTCATCCTGATTACTTTGAAGAAGCTATGGAGCGGATCAAAGAAATCAGAGACAAGGTAAAAGAATGCAACTTGCTTCTTAAAGATTCTTGGCCTGAAGAATATTCGAACTGGAAGAGAACTGTCGACAACTTTTTCTCTCCACTCTTTGTGGACAAGCACGAGCTCGACCTAGTTCGCGAGGCTTACCTCAAAATGTTTCCGACTGAAGCAGAGTTCTCGGCTCCAATTAACGTCTCAGTTGTAGGTCCATACCCTGCGACCATGCAAAAGATTGATGACCCCCAAACTCTTGCAAGTCAGATTCAAAATGAAGCCACTGTAAATACGTCTCAAGTTTTAAAAGCTGCTTGCGACGGAGCTCTCGACAGAAGTCTTGGCACTATTGCTGAGTTACTCGATGACCTGGACTCCAGAGCAGCTAACAAGGTTGGCGACATCGTTCTGAAAAGAGACACTAAACGAGGATCGTGGCAGAGAATAAAAGATGAAATCGAACTCGCGGCGAAACATTTACCTCAGTTGAAAGGTATCCACGGGCTGATCACTTCTTTGATAAAGATCGGTCAGACAATGAGGGATGCTCCGAAAGGAGTAGAACGCGTCAACGCCTTTGAGCAGTACACTCAAATTCGTGAAGAGATACGAGAGGAATCTCAGTTTCTAGTTCAAGAAGCAACTTCTTCTAAAGGACTCGAATCTCTTCAGATGTCTTTGACGCTTACAAATAAGTACAAAGACCTTTTAACTAACCTTTCCCAGTGCGACTCCACTCATGATCTCCAAACGATTGAACAAGAGATTGAGGTTCAAACGAGCGTTTACAAGTACAGGGCTCGGCATTTACAACAAGTTCTTGGCAAAGCTCGGGAACGTGTTGCTGTATCTTCCGACATTGAAACGATCATGGAGGAAGGTTCTTCGTCGGAAAGCTTTCTACGAACAGAACTCGACTTTTAAGTACTTAGTCCCTGGTAAATCTATTCACGGGCCTTACAAACGCAAACGTAATTTCTTTTAAACATGGACACTACTACTTTCACAGACCTTCAAAATTTTCGTACACAGTTGAATAACGCTTTCCTGGAAAGGACTGACGTCATTGACGGCATCATTGCAGCCATTATCACTGAGCAAAATTGCTTTTTGTTCGGCGCTCCTGGTACTGGAAAGTCTGAGTTAGTGAGACAAGTAGCGAAGGGATTTAACAACTCAAAATTCTTTAGTTATCTTCTTTCTCCAACCACAGATCCTTCCGAGCTTTACGGTCCCGTTGCAGTTTCGAAGTTACTCAAAGATGAGTACACGCGTGATATAAAAGGATACTTACCTGACAGCAACATAGCTTTCTTAGACGAATTATTTCGTGGAAGTTCTGCAGTCTTAAACTCACTCTTGCAAATTCTTAACGAAAGAACATTCAACAATGGGAAAGAATTAATTCAAACAGAGATCAAATCAGTCGTTGCAGCAACAAACTCTTTCCCATCAGACGAGTCACTTCAAGCGTTTTGTGATCGTTTTCTTTTTCGACCAACTGTATCTGGTTTGAAGAAACCTACAAATAAACGCAAACTTTACAACTGGGCACTAAAAGGAGGTAGACCTGATATTTCTTCAGGGCTGACTCTCGAGTCTATTTCAAAACTGCAGACAGCAGCAGGGGAGATCACAGTCACAGACACGTTTATTGATGTGTTCACAGAGTGTATAGATATGCTTGAAGGAAGAGGTGTATTTGTTTCAGACAGACGTCGTGTACAGATACTGAAATTTCTAAGAGGGTGGGCAGTTGTTCAAGGAGAAGACTCTTTACTCCCCGAATATCTACATTCGACTCTGCCTCATATCGTTTACCAAACAGAGGAGGATGTGGCAACGATTAAAGAAGTTGTTGATCAGTGTGTCCCCACAGCAGATAAATTCTTGCGATCAGTTCAGCGAGCTTCAACCGGCTTGATGAACGAATACAACTCTCTAAGAACTAAACAAATTGATAAAATCTCTGAGCTTAGTATTCACGTTGGAAAACTTAAACAGCTACATAACGACTTGAAAACTGTGGCTCAGAAAGTAGAAGCAACGCTTGATAACGATCAGATGCGATTTACCGCTGCTACCAGGTATAAAGCTACAAAAGTTTGTCAAGAAATTAATCACAACGTAGACCAAGTTGCAGAGTCAATTTCTAGGTATCAAAAATGAAAAGATCTATCGATGTAATAAGACTTGCTGAAGCAGAGCCATTGGTCCTTGCTGTTTCTGCGCTTACTGATTTTCTATGGCCTGATTTTGTACGCGAAGCTAAGCCACGGGTTAATTACTTCTCAGATCAGTACGACATCAGACAACTGAGTCGATTTGGTAAAGAGTTATTTGAATTCTTATACACCGGGGGAGACGTTAATCTTTCTGTGTCAATGGAGGATATAGAAAAATACCTTCAGGAAAAACAAGATGGTTCTAATCCTGCACCACCTAAAGGGTATAAACCTGAGAATGTGCTTTGGCAAAATATCCTGATTGGTCTAGCAACTAGCCCGATATACAGTGCTGTTTATGAAAATTGTTTAGGAAAACATTTTGAATCAGGAAACACAGCTGTATGCATCCTTAACGAAATAGCTGATGTCATTGGAGAAATGATTGAGGAGGATAAATCTGTGCAAAAAGCACTAACAGTTATGGCTAGTGATTTGCAGCAGATGAGAAAGGATTTTACTGACGCTATTAAAGCTGGTGACAATCAAAAAGCTTCTCAACTCAGACAACAGGGAAAAGAATTAGGTCAACGGATCGAGGATATTCTTAGCAACGCTAACAATCAGTACAAGAGCGAAATACAAGACAGCATTGAACAAGGCCATAAAGAGGCTGGAGATATACAAGAGGCCATGAATGCTATGGCAGGTAACCACGAGGGGTTTGGAGTCAAGTTGAACGATGTAAAACAAAAGCAAGAGCTAGCCAAACGCCTACAGACAAACCGACGATTAATGGAGTTAGCAAAAAGACTTGGAGGGATGAAACAAGCCTGGGCTCAACGAATTAGAGCTAAGAAACATAATTCGTCTTTTAGCGACATTGTTGGTGCAAAAATGTCTGACGATGTGACTAAAGCTTTTTCTTCAGAAATTGCTTTAGCTGCAACAGAAGAAGGTAAAGCTTTATTTGCGTACAAACATTCTCAAAAAACTATTCTCAGCAAAGATTTTGAAGCATCAGTAAAAGAATTAAGCAAAGGTCCAGTAGTCATGTATGTAGATATTTCTGGATCTATGGCGGGTGATTCCGAGTTGTGGTCCAAAGCAATCTCATATGTGATTGCGGAACAATGTTCGAAGGAGCATAGAGAAATACAAATACATTTGTTCGACACAGGAGTAAACCAGAGCATAGTTTTAGAGCCTCGCAGCAATGACCACGAAGGGTTACTTAACTTTCTGATGGCTTGGTACACCAGAGGCGGAACTTCTTTCGATCAAGTTATGATTCACGCTTCTGTACGTGCTGACATAGACCCAAGAGCAGATATTTTGATAATTACAGACGGGGAGTGTCAAGTGACTGACTTAACTGTTCGTAGATTTAACGCTTTTAAAGATAATAATAAAATCGATGTCTTTGGATTTTGTATAGGTAAAAAGAGTGAAAGTCTTTTACGGTTCTGCGATTCAGTACATTTGGTTGATATTTGTGAAGATGCAGAGTCTTCTGACTTATTTCAGAAGGCGATTAAGTAAGTGGTAATTAAATTAAATACTTATGCTGTAAGCAAGTGCATCCCTTAAGAGAAGCAATTGCCACTGTAGATTCAATATCCGAAAAGTATGTCACAAAGCTAGACAACGCAGAATTATTGCATTGGATAGCAAATTGTCTTACTCAATATCAAGACACACGTCACGTAACGACGTTTGAAGGACGTTTAATCACATATCTTTCAGGCCCAGAGGTATTTAATGTGCTGACGTTAGACACAGGAGGAATACCAAGGTCAGAAAAAACTATATGTGTAAGTAAATATATAAGTAAAGACTATGCTTGTTTAAGCCTAAAAGAGCTTTACGGAGTAATCCAGTGTACTTCATACGAACTGTGGCACATAGTGAGAGAAGTTGAAAAGGACATATTGAAATCTAGGAAGGGTTGACTACACAATGATCATTATTACTCTTAGCGAGGATCAATCATTCTTATGAAAGTCAACTTTCAAATTGCTGGCGTCCAACTTAAAGAGTCGGAGGCAACCACACTGTGCACACTATCGGACTCACTGCCTTCAGTGACCGTCGACTTGATGGATCATGTGGACTCAAGTCTTCTTGACTGTACAAAGTTATTCAAGCTGAGTATTGAGAAGAAGCATCCAGAGCTTGCCGCTTTGGCAGCAAAGCTAGCCATGGCTACTCCAGGCTCTACTAAAAAAGTAAAGGGAAATTCAAAGAAAAAAAGTCGTAACACGATCAGTGACATTCAAGTAAAGAAAGTTTCTTTGGATGTTGCCCTTGAAGAATTGCTTGTTGCTCGCAACACCAGATCAGCAGGAGCAGCAATGATTCTCTCTGAGTTGGCAAGGCATTCGGACTTAACACTGCGTTCAATTGCTGTAAAGCAAGCCAATAGCTTGGCAAGTGTGGGTCTATCAAAAAATTCCGAGCTGTTCAAGGGATTTAAAAAAATAAAGAGCAAGTATTCTCCTTTCGTTGCTAAGGCTCAAAAAGGAGTCATGACCTATCATTCATCGCCGGTATACGGAGCGATGCGTGATGGTCTTGCTTACCTCGTAGAAAGAGGTTTAGTAAAAGTCAGCGAGGAAACCACTTACGGCTCGACCGACAAAAAGCTGAACGAGACTCAAAGCTTTTTGCAACGCAAGGTGTACGTGCTCAACTTGACTGAACAAGGCGAGGTTCTTGTCGACACCTGGGCAGACGTTGATGAATACATCCTAAAATTTTGGGAAGGACGCGTTGCCTGAGTAAGAGCGAGCTAAGCTCAGTGGGCCGCAAATGAAGCGGCCCTTTTTTAATGCTATGCAAATCAATTACATAACGACAAGGGATCAGCTTGAAAAAGCGTTAGCTGAGTTATGGATCCTTCCCAAACTTTGCGCTGACTTTGAAACGACAGGATTAGATGCAAGAGTCCATGAACCACGGTTACTTCAGCTTTGTACTACTCAAGAAGATGTCGCTGACCGGATCGTCTATGTCATAGATTTTTTTAAGTGCAAAAACACCGACGGTCTTAAGGCTCTGATCGAGTCTCGAGAGATGCTTCTCCTGCACAACGCAAACTTTGATATGCAGTTTTTCTTAAAACTGGGTATTGATTACAAAAAGAAAATCTTTGATACCTTTCTTGCTGAGCGTTGTCTCTGTGCTGGGTTTAAGGAAAAGAAGGTAAGCCCTAAAACTGAAAAAGTCTTTTTTGGAGACGTCAGTTGTTCCTTGAAGGCGGTCGTCTCAAGACGTTTAGATCTCGAAATATCGAAAGAACAACAAGTTTCTGATTGGAGTGCTGATGAGTTAGCGATTGAGCAAATTGAATATGCAGCGAAAGACGTTGACATACTTCCTAAGATCGCGGCTTTGCAGTTGACAGAGCTAGCAGCTGAAAACCTACTTGAGGTCTACACTCTCGAGAGTCAAGTTATTCGCCCTGTGGCTTTAATGTGTCACTATGGGTTTAATGTGGATGTCAATAAAGTGAAAGCTCTAAAATTTAGAAAGCAGCAGGAGCTGGACACAGCGACTAGATTATTTTGTGAGGACCTTGATCGTCGTCTCCCCGATGAAAAAAAACTCCCCAAACTTGCCGATGGATCAATCGCCATCGGAAAAAACGCTAAGAAGGAATTCAATCCTGGATCTAATGCACAGTGCATTAGATGCTTCAACGAAGTCGACACTGATTTACCAGTTGACCCAAGAACAGGAAAGCAGACTCTGTCGCAAGTCGCTTTAAGCGAATTTGATAGCGACGATCACACACTCAATCTGCTTAGGAAACGAACAAAGCTAGAGACAGCTCTGGCTCATACGCAAAAAATTATCGACAACATAAACCCTGTGTCAGGTCATATGCACAGTGGTTATAACTCCTACGGAGCTAACAGCGGAAGATTCACTAGCTCGGGTGCAAAACGAGTAACTGGCAAAAAGAAAAAAGAAAACTGGGGAATCAATATCCAGCAGGTACCCAGGGATAAAGAGTTTCGAGAATGTTTTGTACCGTCGCCTGGTTTTAAATTTGTTATTGCCGATTACTCGCAGATCGAACTTCGATTAGCTGCGGAGTTGATTGGTATTCCTCAAATGATCAAAGCTTTCCAAGAGGGAGCTGACCTTCACTCTCTTACAGCGAGTCTTATTTACCACGTAGGGATTGAACAGGTAGAAAAATCTCAAAGGCAGATGGGTAAGACCCTGAATTTCGCTTTGCTTTACGGTATGGGATTTAAAAAGTACAAAACGTATGCAGCCAGTTCAGGAAATATCATCTCTCTTTCTGAAGCCAAAGTCGCACATGCTGGTTTTCATCGTGCTTACCCTCGTTTAAGGGAGTGGCACCGCGAAAGAAATGCAATGGTTCAGGATGGTTGGACTTACGTAAGAACTCCAATCGGAAGAAGGAGGCTACTTAGTTACGACGACGCAGCTATGACTACTTGTGCTAACACGATTATTCAAGGAGCTGGAGCAGATGTCTTGAAGTTGGCTATCGCAAGACTGAGCAAATTTGTTAATCACGAGTTCAGACCGATTGCTACAGTTCATGACGAATTAATATTCGAAGCAGTAGAAGGCAAAACAGAACACTACAAAACGATACTAGAAAGAGAAATGAAAGATGCAGGAGAAACAATTATCACTAAAGTGCCAGTGAAGTGCGATGCCAACATCGGCGATTCTTGGGCTGAAAAATGAGTTTTACTGCTTGGTTCCCCTCAATCGAAAACAAAGAATTTTTTACTGCTAAGACAGACAGTGGATACATAGGTTGTATAAAAACTGAAAAATGCATCGTGCTAACGAAAGAGTTCTATGACAAACCCTTGGTGGCAGCTAACGCAGCTAGAAAATTAAACAAGACTCTCAAGCAAGACGGAGCGATCAAAGAAGTAAAAAAGGTTCAGACCACCACAAATAAAAAGACAAATAATCAATCCAAGGTAAAGTTATCAGGAAAACTTTACACAGAAGAAGAGCGTAATAATATGCCGCTCCTCTCCCTAAAAGAGGTTTGGGTGGTTACTCGCCACGGTGAGTTTGTAGAAGACTGCCTAAACCAAGAAAAGAAACTTCTGTGCTCATATACCAAGCATCGACAAAAAGCAAAGCGTTTTAAGAGTCATGAGGAAGCTTTAAGAACAGCTAGAACACTCAAAAGTGTCATCGGGCCTGGTTTTGATATCAGTCGTTATTGGCTAAAACTGAGCTAAATTAGAGTATATGTAGCTGCACTCACCAATAGTGACTTCACTTCGTTATAACTCTCCGATGAAACAGGGTCTGCGTAAGGCAGGCGGATTGTTTGGTTTAGATCTTTTTAAGCTTTTCGAAGACAGCGAAGGAAGCGAACAGGGTGATTTCGATCCGGCACTTTCGTTTTCAACAACTTCGAAAGGCAGAGGTGGTTTAACTTATTTACCGCAGCCACAGTCGGCAGTAACTACGACTCTTGCCTTGATGCCTCGCTCGCAACAAGTGCAGGCACCTAGTGATCTTGCTCAACCTCAGTTACCTTCTCCTCAAACTGAAGAGCCGGTAGAAGCAGATAATCGAAAAAGTCTTCAAGACATCGCTAGGGACTACGGTCAGACAGCTTTATTCGGTCATCAAGATTATAAAAAAGCAACTCAAGATTACGGTTACTCGAACGAAGATATCCAAAACTATCTCTCAAGCAATCCTTACATGCTCGCTATGAGCAACCGCGAAGGTCAAGGTGGATTGATGGATGAAGTTTCACGTGGAAGAGTAGATACATCGAAAGCAATCACACGAGACTTTGCTAACGCACAGCAAGGTTTTACAGCTACCCCAGGTGCACAGCAAACACAAGCATTCCGGAACGCTCAGTCATACTCTGGTGCTCCTGAAATCTCTACTAACTTTGGTCAAGACGCCAAATACTTTGGTAAAGAAGATCTTGCTGCTGCTCGTCAGTCTGGTTACTCAGATGACAATATTAAAAGCTTCTTGCAAAAGAATTTAGATCTTCTCCGTGGTCCGAACACACCCGGTGGTGAAAGTGAGATTGGTCAAATGACTGCAGGATTTGCTACTCCATCACCATCACCATCACCAACACCAGCAACGGCAGCAGTGTCATCGGGAGCGTCAATCGGAGCGGCATCATCACCAAGTCTCGAGCCTGAAAGGATTGTTAGAAATGCGCCAGAGATTCGTCTATCAGCTGGACAAAGCGCTGAGTATTTCGGCCACAAGGATGTCGAAGCAGCTAAGGCGGGTGGTGCATCTAATAAGCAAATCGCTAAGTACATTTCTAGGAACACCTCACGTCTGCGTGGCGGTAACGTACAAGGCGGCGGTGGTCTCTACGATGAGTACGCAAAGTATATGTAGTGATGAATCTTTTCAGTAAGTGCGCTCGTCGCTTGAGAATATGGGTAAAACTGTATTCTCTTATGACTGCGCCTGCTTGGGATGCCGAATTACAGCTTGAACAAGCTGCAGAGTGGCAGCCAAACGATGTCTATTGAGTACTACAAACTCAAATTAGTAAAAAATAATAAAGAGATTGAGTTAGGGGTTTCTGCTTTAGACGCTGCCCACGCGCAGGGACAGGCTTTAGACATATCCAGAAGTCTTAGCGCTGAGAAGTTTGAACTTGGTTATGGAAAAACCAAGCAAACTCGATTGAGCAAACTCTATGAGAGGCTTGCTTTTAACGATTTTGACCACAGGGCTTGTTTTGAGTGGACAGGCTCAATGACTAACAAAGTACCCAGTACATATGTATTCGGAAAGAGGTACTACGTGCGTCCGTTAATTTTGGGATACCTGGACATAGAAAGAGATGGTGTAGTCAAAAATCAATGCAAGAACCATATGTGCATCAACCCATACCATAACCAGTATCTCAAGTCACGAAACTCAAAATTGGGTAGCGGAGACCTTCAAATGCTTCTAGCATTCCGAGGCCAAGGTGTGAGCGCTCCGCAAATCGCCAAGGCACTAAACGTACACCGCTCAACGATTTACCGGAACTTAAAGCATGAACGTATTTCTGATGGGAGTCAGGATTACAGACGAGGCAAGCACTGAAGACGGAAAAGTCAATGTGATTGCTGAATCTCTTCCTTCATCTGCAAAACGTATCTCCACAAAGGTTCAGCTGATTCAAAAAGCTGATCACTATGTCGGAAAACTTCTTCTGGATCTAAAAGAATCTCAAGAAGTCCTAGCCATTGGACCGACTAAGGCCACGCCGGATGGTGTTCTACAGATGCAGCCAATGCTGGTTGTCTCACGGGATAACTTTTCCGACATCCTTGCCATCAACACTTTCATGGCGTGTGGCGGGTTAGGACCTAAGTCTGAAGAAAATGAAGTCGGTGACTCAACTGTCACAAATCGGTCTATTGCTTGGCAGGCACCAGACGACCAAGAGACAAACTGGTTCAAGCTCACCGCATGGAACGAACATTCGAAGCAGCTTTCCGAACTTCCTAATGGAACTCCAACGATCGCAGTTGGTCGAGTGAGCACAAGCGAAAAGGATGACAAGCAGTATCTGAACTACGCAGTAGATCAAATCCTGTACCTACCTAAAGGCACGAAGTCCGCGCCTAAAAAAGCAGCTGACCCTGAAAAAGGACAAGTCTCTGCAGCGGCTATTGGTTCAATTAACTTTTCTCTCTGATCTATGACTTACATTGCAGGCAAATTTGCAGCAGATGAAATTCTCTGCCAAGTACCACCGCACACTCTTCGCATTGATCTCCAACAGCGCCGTTGGAAATCGGACACAGATCCGGATCAAGCAATTACCGACTCGAATGACAACGGGATCCCTATCTCATTTGTACTGCTCGGCTTTAGTCCCTTCTATGGGAACCTTGGAATGCGGAGTCATCAAGAATTCATCCGTATCGCTTTCGTGGGTGTGGACCCTACGCATCGTTTACTTCCTTCTCGTTGCGTCGCTACCGCTATTATTTCTGGCAAAAGCAGTCAGAAGAATTTTATTTCTTACTTTCAGACTCTTTATAACAACCGCATCAACGTTGCGGAAGTTATTACAAAGACTAAGTTTGTCCAGAAAAGCTTTACTCAGACTGATCCGGTGACGGGTGCAGACACTGGTAAAGTTAATTACAACGTTCTGGAATTCGCAGATCGACCGGTTGGTAACGACGAAGAAAAATCTCTCGTCAAAGATATTGATGAGTGGCTCAATGGCGATGGAGGAGAGCTGGTATCTTCTGCACTTCGTGCTCATATCTCCGGTGCGAATCTGGTCGAGCTACCTCTCGGAAAAGACCACACTGAAATTAAGGAAGCATTCAATGAAGCTCATCCACAAATTGAAGCGCCTAAGTCAGAAGGGTTGGCGTCTCTGCCTGCTGGTGCTGGCAACCCTAAAGGTGCACCTCCGGAACCTAAGTCAGAAACTAAAGAACTGACAAAGGAACAAAAGGAAGCTCTTGAAGCTGCTGGCTTATCTGTCTAAGTCAAATCCATTCAGGTTTATTCAACAAGGGTCGCTTCGGCGACCTTTTTTCATGGCTTCAGTAGGGACTTCAGTGGAGGGAGCTCAGCTCCAGACTCTGCTACAGATAAACAAAGTTGTGAGAATAAACGTTTTTGTACAAGGTAGTTTGCGTGTAAAAGATCTAAGATCTCAATTAACTCAGGAACGCTGTCTACTTCTTTAGCTCGACTCATGAAATGAAGATGGTAGAACTCTTGCTCCATCGTCATGTAATCCCTCAAACGTCCTACAAGCTTTTCTGATTCTGACTCCATGTCGTTCTACCAAGTCCCAAACAATATTTTCAATCCTATTGCAGAAAGAAAGCTATGCCCTGGTCGAGTAGTCCTACCAAGCGATAATGCAGGAGAACTTAAGACTCAACTGATTTCATGGGGTTACACAGACTGCATCAGTGCGCCTGATGATATTTCTTACCTTGAATTGCAGTGGTGGAAGAGCTTGCCAGCTTTTGACTGGACAGTAGCGATAACACAAGGAAAGCAGGAACTCGACTGGATTATCGAACCGGGCTTTGAGCTAGCTAAAAAAGGACTAATAATTCTCGATCGTCTGACCTTTTTAGAACCTACGAGAGGTCGAGCTGATTTCTTAAAGTCAAAACCTTTATCCAATATTATTGTTTTAAACCCTCGTCCGGTATTCCGTGCGGATCAGAGAAATACAAAAGACTCAGTAACATCTGCGTGGTATGTGTTTAATAAAGCTAAACCGAGAAATAAAGAGACAAAAATTGATTTCGATGTAAGCTGGCAGCGACCAAAGTCATTTTCATAAAAGTGAAAGGACGACTTCAACTCTTACTATCTCAATGGATTGAAACCCAGCAAGAAACCAACAAGAAGCTGGACACAATCACCTCAATCTTAGTGAGCAACCAACTTTTGCAAGAGTGTGTCGACCACACAGGGCAAGGAAGGGAAGCTGACGAGATTGCTGAACTAATCGCTGATTCGTTCTCAGCGGGACGCTGCCTATTGAGCGAGTTAGATCAGCGGAATCGTGATTTTGAATATCAGAAGAGCGAATTTTTTATAGACGATGAGCCTGAAAGCCCTTCAAATTCAGACGCCGATTTAGAACCGTTTTAAAATTACTCAAAGGTAAAAGTTTTGGATACTAGGAAAACTATCAATGGCTTAAGGCATTATCAGTGCCCTGGTGTACCTGAGTACCTGCCATCTGTCACTTCGATTCTTAGTAGCACTGCGACCGCTAAAACTCAGCAGAAACTAGCTCACTGGAACGTGATGAATCCAGGAGTAGCAGACGCAGCTGCTGCGAGAGGAACTTGGATACACGAAGCTAGTGAAAATTACATACGAGGTCTAAGGGTTGTACCTCCCAAAAACTACGCTCCTTACTGGGTAGGAGTGCCTGAAAGGATCGATGAACTTCTCGACGGTGGTCGAGTGCTCTGGTCTGAAAGACCCTTTAATCAACCCAAGTGGTCAAAGTATGTAGGGGATGACGGTGTAGGAAGAATCTTTTACTACGACGAAAACTCAGGTCATGGGTACGCAGGTTGCTGTGATTTGATCTATATGGACCACAACGCCGAAATAATTCTTGCAGATTTTAAAACTAGTGCTGGTCCATACAGCGCTCGATTCCCCACTAAGAAACATAACTTGGATGAAAAAACTAAAAAAGCAATGATCTCAGGGAGTTTTTAAGGTTAAAAAGACGAGGCTTCAACTAGCTGCTTACAAACTTGCGGCTGAGTCGTGCTTAGGAATTAAGATTAGTAAAACGCAGATCATCGTTTCTACTCCTTTCGACGAGTATCAAACTCAAGTATTCACTTTCGGTGAAACAGAGGTTGAAAAAGATGAAGCTGCGTGGTTGGAACTAGTAAATAAATTTTTTACTGAGGTCCGCCCGAAGGCTACACAGTCTTAAATCTTTGCTACCAAGGTGGCGAAACTCCGGATTTAGGGCAGAATGACGGAACTACAGAACTTCTCATGCATTTCATTTGCTCAGTAAACAGCAAAGTAGTCAGTGCGCTCGATGCTGTTACGGGCAAGATTGAGCAAGGTGGTGACTTTCGTACTTTTAATAATAACTGGCGTCCTTGTACATATACTTCTGAAGAAATTTCACACGAAGTTGGTCAAAGTAAAGGTTTATGTGCCTGGCATTTAGTCGAAGGTAAAAGAATAAAAGACGGTACTGGACTTATTCAAGCCGGTCTGATCATTATTGATATAGATAATCAAGCTGATGGAAAAGACCAAAATGGAAACAAAATACAAAAGCAAGAACTGACTTGGGAAGAAGCAAAAGAGCTAGATATTTGTAAAAAATATCTCTCATTAGCTTACGACTCTCCCTCTACATCTGAGTCGTGGCCTAGGTTTCGACTGGTCTTTGGTCTAGAAAAACCGATTATTGACGGAGAGTTTTATCAATGGTTTACACGTGCAATTGCAAAAGATATACCTGGGTCCGACATTAGAGCCACGCAGGTTCCAAACCTTTTCTATGGGGCTTGGTCACAAGGCGGCATACTCGAAGTTTCCGAAAAGTTTATTCCGACTGAAAAAATTGATGAAGCTCTAAAAATTTATCATTCATTACCTAAGGAAGAAAAAGGAAATAGATTCGACGTCACGGAAGCGCTTGAGAATATCGCTGTTGACGATGAGGGTGTTGACTTTCAGCGTCTCCTCTCCAGATCTGTGGTGGACATTCTGGAAGGGAAGCCTGTAGACGACAGAAGCCTTGCTGTAACCAGAGCAGTCAAGGAAATCATTGGATGGACAAATTGGCTTAGAGACCAGGGGATACCTACTCAGGTGTCACCCTTGACATACGCACATCGTGCGTTCTATGCTGTATATGCGTACCCTGCGGAGGTAGATGGGAAGTTTACTCGAATAGTTGAAAGCATTCGCGACGTCGAGTCAATCAGGCCAGCAATCGTTATGGCGTCAGAGCACGACGAGATCGCAGCTTGGAAACGTCTTCGATCAGTCAATAAAGATGTTTACGACAGTGTCGCGACAGACGAGATTAAGGAAGCCATTAAGCAAGTCAAGCCCAAGGCTGTCAACTCAATTCTTACCTTTGACGACTTTTCGATAAACGAAAAGCCCAACACAACAACATCAACAAAAACACCGGAAGAAAACATGTCTGTCCCACAAACACCGGCTCAGCTGGTAAATCTTCAGAACGTACAGCAACAAAACAGAGCCTTCGCAGAAAACGACGTTGCAGAGATCATTGCAACAAATCAAGGAGATAACTACTTATACGATAGTACGCACGATAATTTTTATACGTATGATAACGACCTAGGCATATGGTACGTACAAGATGAAATGCACGTCAAAAAGAGAATTGTAAACGCCCTAGATACCTTCGTCACTGCTGGTGTTCTTCCAAAATATCAGTCGTCTACTGTTAACAGTGTTTACTCCATGCTTCAAGCAAAGATGCTGAAGTCTTTGAATGGAGGAAGGGTCAGCATTTTCAGTATGGGAAGAGGTTATATACCTTTTCAGAATGGTGCCTTGGACAGCACCACATTTGAATTCCATCCTGGACAAAACAAAGAACTTTATTTCCGTAGTCGTCTTCTTTACAACTGGGATAAAGAAAAAAAATGTCCTAAATTTTTAGCCTGGTTAGATAGCTCACTCCGAAAAGGACAAGCGACTTTAATTCAGGCTTATTCAAGAGCGCTCCTCACTGGGTACACCTCTGGTGAAAGATTTTTGCACTTGGTTGGACCTGGTGGCACAGGTAAATCCACCATGCAACAGTTGATGATTGCTCTTGCTGGTTTTAACAGTACCCACACATCAAGTTTGGAACTTATTGAAGCTAATAAATTCGAGACATACAACCTTATAGGTAAACGTTTGTTGCTTTTGACTGATGAATCAAATTACAACAAGCGCATGGACGTGCTTAAAAAACTGACTTCTGCGTCTGACACGCTGAGAGCTGAACGAAAATATGGAAAAGAAATTATCAGCTTTAAACCTGAGTGTCTTGTTTGTATCGCAAGTAACGAGCACATCAGCTCGAATGATTCTACGAGTGGTCTCGAACGTAGACGGTTGACAATCGTCATGGATCAAGTCGTCCCTCCTAGTCAACGTCGTGAACTTTTGAGTGTTTACGGAGACCGCCTCGAAGGTGACTTTGTAGAAGAACTGCCTGGCATTGTCAGCTGGGCACTATCCATGTCTTTTGACGACATGCGTGACGTTCTAGCCAACCCTGTAAAGCATGCTCCATCACTAGCGCAAACCAACATCGACGCTTTGGTATTCAATAATCAGTATGTAGCTTGGATGGCTGAGTGCTGTCTCTACGCGCCAAATAGTTCGACAGTGGTTGGCCGAGGAGCCGCCAGACCAAGTACAGACGAGTCAGAGAAAGGCATGTTTGTAAAAAATGCATATAGCGAACTCTACGCAAGTTACGCTAACTTCTGTAAAGCATGTGGCTACAAGCCATCAGCTAAGCCACGGTTTGTTGAACGCACAATGGAAACATTGTCCAACATACTTAAGCTCCCTGGTTGCAGGACAGTAACTAAAACAGGGTTACCTGCAATCAAAGGTATACGCCTCAAGCCTTTTGATCTAACATCGGATCGCGCCTCCCATGGTGACACTCGCTTACCAAATCCTGTTGAGTTCGCCCAACTACCGGACTTTTCCAAATGGGAGTCTAATTTCCAAAAACATGATGCTGCAACTTAAATCCTTTCCACTGACCATCTTCATCGGAGGCGTTGCTGCAGTCACAACAGCAATCACCAGTCCCGAATTTGTAGGAGCACCTTTGGCGTTTATCGGAGGTACTCTTGCCGGTATCTCAATTTCTGATAAAAAAGTCAGACAAGAGCGTGAAGGTTCTGACACTGCTCACCGAGTTAGTGGTGCGTTCAGTGCGCTTTACGAACGCAGTCGCGGTTTAGTAGACCCTGTCGAACTCTCTTTCGTAGCCAACGTCGGTGTGGATCAAGCTTACGGATTTTTATCTGCGCTCGCCGAAACCACGGGGGCAACTAAAATTAATAACAATGAGGGAGTAGGTGCTGTATTTAATTTCCCCCACAGTGCAAACGCACTGGACGAACTTTCAGCCAACGCGCAGAACTGGGCTTCTCAACAAACTGCGTCACTTAACCAGCAACTTGAGCAACATCGACAAGCACTCAGGACTGCTCAGCTAGCCCAGGCTGCAGCTGTTCGCCAAGCTGCTAACCCTCCAATGGAAAATCCCTGGAAAGAACCAAGTGATTGAGAAAAACATAGAAGTAGTCACAAAGGACTCTATGTACAGAGTTTCCGTAAAAGAAGACGGAATTGAGGTAGCTACTTACGTGTCAAGTGCGCATTTAGCTGAAGAGAAATTTCCTCACTTACTTGATAAAGTTCGTGAGGAAGCCCGACGAGCTTTTCTACGCAACCGAGAAGATGTCTGAAAAAGAACTCGACGACAAAGCTGAAAAACTTAGCGAAGAAGATCAAGAGCTACTGGATCAAGCTCTCGCCAACCTTAAGGGTTTCATCGAAGAAGAAACTTTTATTGGTTACTGGGAAGAAGAAGAGAGTTCAGAAGACCAGCCTGACATAAATCTCCAACCGTCTAGTGATTGATCCTCGGTAGCTACCAAAGCTTTCGTGACGACCGGTAGCTGGGTTCCGAAGATTAGAGCAACCTGACGAGCAATCAAACGATGCTCAAGTTGAGTATCTTCCTTGGCACGTAGACCTACGTAATGCACCCAAGAGCGAACTGTTCCATTTGCATGAAGTCTGGTGGGAGTGTACAAAGGCAAAATATTTCTTGCGCACTCACGAGCCACGCCGGAATCAAGCATGTCTTCATAGAGAGAACGCAACTCTGCATCGACTCGATGAATTCGTTCTCGAAAATTAGTCATTAGATCGAGATCTACCTCCTCCACACTGGATTGCCGGTTTTTCTCCGCCTGTTTTCTAATATGAAACTCTTTTGGGTGATCGTGAATGTCGTCGGACATCACGGTAAACGGGTTCGAGTAACGCTGAGAAAGCTCTTGAAAACACAGGCTTTTGTGGCGAATGAGCTGTGCGCTAATTGCCCTAGAAGTAATAATCTCAAAACTTATATTCGCCTGCTCAAGAATCGACCAATGCCCATGCTTGATGCAATAAGACAGAAGTCGAGCATATTCTTCTCTATCTGGATCTGCCGTCGAGACACGCGCATGACGAGCGATAACCCTTTCTGCATCAGGGGTTATCCAGTCAAGCTTTACCGTGTGCATACCCAAGGATTATCTCGGGTAACAATAGGTCAGCTTCTCGGAAAAGTCTCTTGGTAACGGAGACGTGCAGTAATCTCAGACGGATTACTTACTGCACGCACCATATCAGCTGGACCCATACCTAATGCCATACCCGCCATACGGGTAGGTCTTGTCCGGTCACTTCGGTGCACTAGTAGATCCTCCTAAAACTTGTTCTTGAAGCAAGAGATCATCGCGACGGCGATAATCGTTTTGCATAGTCAGTGGTTGTAAGTCACGATTATTTAGGAAGTTTTGCTGAGGAAGCAAAGTCAAAGCCTGTACATTGGCTCGCATAGCTGGGTCAGCCTGATTAACCGTCTCGTGAACATACTGTCCCGCAGACATATCCATCGGACGCTCAGGTAAAGGCATCTCTTGATGGTTGTAACCAGCAGGCCCGGTCACCTCAGCAGACTTAGTAATGTTCCCATCAGCGTAGGGAAGAGGGTTAACAGGAGCCCTCATGTAAGTTCCGTGATCGATGTTGTACTGGGCAAATACCCTATTTACATCGTCGGTATACGCTTGACGACGCGACGTCATACTGATTGCGTCGTTCATGTATGAAGCAGGCTGAGCCGCAGACATACCAAGAGGTTTCAAGGCACCGGTCGGACCTAGTCCACCAGGTCGCTGAAGGAAGTTTTGTTTTTCCATAGGTTTAGTTTAGCTTCGTTTGGGCTGTTTCTCGCGATTAGTTTTCTCTTTAACTACCCGAATATTCGAAGAGTTGTTATTTTCCGGGTTGAAATCTTTGTGATCGACTTCTCTTCCGTCTCCCTTAGATACTCTTCCACTCTTTTCCATATGTCGACGAGCCTTGTTACGCGCAGCACGACGTTTCTTTTGACGTTTTGAACCGTGGTAATCACGATATTCTTTTTCATAATCGCGCTGCGCCATATTAAATAATCTTAGGTTGTTTTAATTTTACAATCACCTGTATGAACAGCAGTGAAATGATCTTCCCTAGCAGATTCACCTGACTCTCTGCACCACTCGTCCCACAAACCGGTATATAAGCTGTTGGACCGACCAGAACGCTGATACAAAAAGTCCATAAACAGAGCTTTTCGATTTTCTTGCTCGTTGCTCCAGGTCTCAAAGATCTGGTTATACGAAGTCATGGTTTTGCTTTGATGTACCACCCAGAACTGTAGCCCTTCTCCACCATCCAGCGAGGAGCTAACTTTGTTTTCTCATATTTAACATGCGCTCCATGATCAGACTCATAAACACCCTCATCTAGATCCAAGTCACCTAAAGAGTTATGTACGATTATGTTTTTCTGGTCTTCAGTTATGCCCACAGCGCAAACCCAATGACCAGTTCCGCCTGGGTTGTCAACAGGTCCTGCATGCAAAATACCTAAAGGAACTGGAATTTCATCTCTTAAAAGCTGTTCTATGGCATTCCAGTCCCCGTCTTGTCGAAACTCTGCGTGCAAACCGTATTGTTCTAACGTTTTGACCTGCACCCAAGCTTCAGAACTTTCTCCGTTTTCACAAACCGCGTCCATATAATCTTTAGCTTCTTCTGGGCCGATGTCTTTGAGAGACATTAACAACATGGCACAAGATGCACTAAAACAGTTTGTGTCATTAGGGCCTAACTGTTTTATATAGGGAGTATTTAGTTGTACATGTTTCTTAGGTTTGTATAAAAATTCTTTGTCTAGATCATTTATTATTTTCCAATGCGGTTGATAGAAATACCAGGAGGTTTCGGGCTGCGCTTTGAGCCGCACCTCTTTGAAAGGAGTACCAGCTGAAATAACTATCTGAACCCACTCCCAAGCACTACCTCGCTGAACAAAAAGCTTTTCAGTCGGATCTAGCTCATCAGGATCTTGAGCAGAAGTAGTCAACCAAGTATCATGCTTGGCATAAAGAGATTGACTCAGAAGAGGGTGCTTATCAGTAGTCACCCTGGTTCTAGCGTTGGTGTCTTTGATTTATTTTGCCTAAGACAAAGTGAAATAACAACACCACCAGAGCAGCTCTTAAAGTTGAGTTGTAAAGACTAGAAAACTGCTTCCAAGACAGTGAGCTTGACTGCGTAAGGAGAGCAGCTAATACGTACAGAAACCCATCAGGATTCAGGACTAAGCTGTTGATTTTTTTTCTCACACAGCTTCAGTTGCTCTTGTAAAGAAACATAGTAGGAAGAAGAGGTTTTACCCCCTTCTTCCATAGTTTCTAAGACTTTTTCAGCGATAGAGCACTCCCAATCTTGTGGGGAAGTCATTTTTTTACTGTTTGGGTTTAAGCAGCAGTGTAAGTGACGCGGTAAACACAGGGAGAACGATCAGTTTTTTCAACGTACAGATAGTTCTCAACCGATGCTCCCACAGAGAAAGTGAACGAGACATCAAGACGGTTTGAAGTTTTAGGAGGAGCGACCTCACCCAAGATCGAACCGTCAGTTCCATCCATAATGAAAACACGCTTTACAGACATCGACCCTGCTTGAAGTGTCACAGTACCTGTTCCAGTGGCACTAGAGGTAACACCGTACTTATCAGCACGTTTAAAGGTTCCTTCAGAAGTATCTTCTGTGGTGAAGTTGACAACGACGTTGCCACCGTCTTCAGAACGATACTGACTAAAACGAGTAATCCCGACTGGGGCAGCCCCAAGTTCACGATTAAAGGTGACCTGAGCCATGTGATCTAGTTTGCGTTTATATCTTTTATTTTAGTATTAATAATACGGACTTAGATTTTTTATCAAATGAAACCCATCAAGTACAGCAAAATTAACGCTATGGCTTACCAAGCCACAGACTTTTTGTGTTTTCTGAACAAAAAACTTAGCTTTAACCCCTGGATTTTAAAAATTCGTCATCACTGCTTCGAAGACTGGATTGAATATAAGGCTCAAATGACGTTAAAAAGTCTAAATATACAAACAGAGCAACTACATGAGTACTGGACAACTACAGAAGCAAAAGATTTGGAGCCTCTTTACTACGAATTCAATTTTGACGAAGATAGAGAGAATACTCCGCTAGGCCCAGCTATGGGATCTACTTACTCTTTTTGCGAAGATGAGCCCGAGACTTCTTCTTCGCCCGAACGCAATTAGGAACCATACGATTCCCTTTTTTCTTCATACCTTCTTGAACGTAGCCGTCCCAACAAGTTCCCTGTTTAGCCATTTTTCTTAGATGCTTTGTAAGAACGAGCTTTTTTACCAGCTCTTTTTGCTGTCTCAGTGTTAGCTACATGCGTATTGACAGGCTTTCCCTTTGTGGCACGCTTTTTCTTTTCGTCGGTAGCACGACGCTCTTCCTTTGACATAGACGCCCACGCTGCTTTTGGCAGATAGCGTTCTGTCCTCCCTTTTTCCCGAGCTCTATCCGCCACTGCCTCTTCCATACTCAAACTCAAATATAGCTCCTTGTAGGAAGTATCTCAAATCTATTATTTTTTCTTGGTCAATATCTCCTTGACCAGCCCAATTATTCAAAGTGAAAATAACAGCGTCATTTAACGCACGTACAGAGCGTTCGTCAAAAATGCAAGTTACGTAAGCTTCTTCTCCAAAATCACTTTTTTTCATACTCTTCTTTGGTCTGCCAATCCTCTTTAGACCATTTAGAGAGTTTGTTTTTCTTAGATTTTTTACCTTCGTACTCTCCGCCCGCGTCTTTGTAGTATTTGGTAGCCAACTGCATAGCTCGAGCAGAGTGTCCGCCCATTTTTTTACGAGCTTTAGCCTTGGCTCTAGCCCATTTTTCAGGATGTTTTTTCTTCGCAGTCTCAGCCATTAGATAATTTCACAAACGAATTGAGAAAGGAGATGATCCCGTCCTTTAATTTTAGCTAATACAGTCAAATCGTATTTTCTCATTTAAAAGTAATCATCAAGGCAGTATCTTAAGGTACGACACGTAAATTTCTACGCCATGGCTGAAGAAGAAAGCCAAAGTAGCAAACGATCGTTCGAATTACTTGGTGAAGTCGTAAAAGTATCAGTTCTTGCGTGGAGTGCTGCATTGCTAACACTCTCGTACATGGGCTACTTTCAAAAAATGGATCCTACTTTTATAGCCTCCATTTTCAGTGGATCTTTAGCTGGTTATGGAATTTCACGTGCAGTTGATACCAACGGAAAACAAAAAAAACCTAAGATAGAAGAGGATAATATTACAAAAAGTAAACCATGACCAAACTCACATGGCTAGTTTTACTGAGTCTTTTCAGTCCAGTTGGAGCATTCGCGAACACTGCACCAGCCTTTACTCAAGGCTCAATGAACAGCACCACAACCACGGAACAAACAATCACAGAAACAATCGAAATCGAAAAGTTTGGAGGAGCATACTCCAGTTACACGGGACACAACGCCACTCCGAGTGCAGCAATTGGAGCTACGGGCACTACTTACTCAATGAATACCGGAGCAGAAAATTGGCAGTTAGAGATAGTAACCAGAGCAGCCAACGCTGTCACAGAAACTCAAGACATCACACGGACGATAGAAACAGAATCTACAACTACTTCGTTAAGTGTGTTCTCGCAGTAACTCTGTGCTGTAACACCGCTTACGCTCAGACGAATGAAGGAACTTCTGTTATTGCAAACCCGATCGCTTCAAGCACCGGGTCAGTTACAAATTCTGCGGTGCAAATAAATCAAGGATCTTACAGCACACAAGGATTCGGAGCTGGGCATTACTGCAATAGCGGCACTGTGGTTTTTTCACCTTTTTATCTTGGTAATGGCTTTCACCCGCAGTACACCCGCAGTGAAAATTATGGTGCTCAAATCAGTATCAGCATCCCGTTAGACGGAAATATTACAGAAATATGCAAAGAACTAGGTCGTAAAAGAATACAAAAAACAAGAGTAGATATCTTGCTCACAAGAATGAGAGAGTGTACAAATATGTACGACAAGGGATACATGATCCGGCCCGAATCGCCTTACTCAGCTATTTGCGACGACGTTGTGCCAATCGCTGCCTACTCCAAGTTGGGGGCTTCTTCCCTAACTTCCGCTGAACCCGATTAAATATTTGCTTAACAATTGGTTTTAGGGCACTAACGCACTTTTTAAAAACTGCAGTGGCTGTAAGCGTTGCTGCCACAGATATGGTTGCCGTCGTACCAGCAGCGACAAGTATCTCAGGTTTAGGTATAGGTATCTCTAAATTTCCAGGGAGACTAACAGTATTAACAACTTGAGAAGCTGCTTCTTCTTTTTCAGCTACTTCAAGTTTGAATTTATCTAGATCTGCTCGTAGTGAATCTATTAGACCAGAGTATGCGTCGAAGGAAGGTTGTACAGCGTCTACGACATCCTCAACAATTTTTTCTGCAACAGATTTTTCAGGTTTAGGTTCTTCAACAGGACCCTTTGGCGTTACTTTTGGCAGGTAATTATCTGCTTTACCAGGACGATAAGAAGGCACCAAGACCGTCGGATAATCAGGCGGTTTTGGTGCTAAATAATCTATTACAGGTTCCGGAAATTTTTTAACTTCCGGAAGCTTTATATCGGGGAGTAAAAACTCCGGCACTTAGAGCCTTCCGCTGGTGCTCCGCTCATCACGACCACCGCGCGACTTTGCTTCACCTTTACGTTCTTTTTCACGCTCAATCTTGTATTTCTCAGCTCGCGTTTTCGCACGAGTAGCCTTGCTCATCTCACCACGGCGCTTGCCTTTTTCAGTCGCTTGCACGGTTCCGTCTTTTAGATCTCCAGATTTTTGAAGAGTTTTTGTAGCAATCGCGTAGGCAGCCCCCTCTTTCATATCGGGGTTGTCTTTCATAATTGACTTGACTGCGTCCTCGAGAATGGCAGGCATCGATTTAGAATTCTGGGAGTATATTTATATTGTATCGACTTTTTATCATGTCTTTCCTACTAGAAAACTGGTCTAGTATCGTCGGAATCGCTGGTGCAGCTCATCTACTTGCGTTGGCTATTGTCAACATGACCCCAACTCCTAAAGACGACGAAATTTACGCAAAATTTTACAAAATTATTGAGATGATCGCCGGTATTGTTACTAAGGTTGCTAAAAAATGACGTCGTTGATGTTGGTTTTATTCTTGTCAGCGGGTGTACCTGAGGGATTTCTTAGCTGCAAAGAGACTAACGATTTGATAAAGACACTAAACGAAGATACATGGATAAATAAGAAAGAAAATATAAATTACAAGAAAAAATTAAAGTCACAGATACGCCGTAGTGGACCTCGTAACTGCGGTGTAATTTTATAGATTATTTTGGAAAATTTTATCAGACGTTACAACGCACCGAGTAATGTAAAGTGCACTGAAGTGATACAGTGGTTTGAAGATAATGAGAGTAGCCACGCAGCTGAAGGGCGCATATCTGGAGGAGTTAACAAAAAAATTAAAGAGTCATTGGACATATCTATTTCCTTAAAAAATGGTTCTCAGATACCGTGCATGGTTAACTTATTAAACTTTTTATGGGACGGTGTTAAAAAATATTCAGAAGAATTTCCAATAATTAAAGAGGCTGATTTTGGACTTATAGAAGACTTTAATATTCAAAAATATACTCCTCCTGCAGGTGGGTATAAGTCAACGCATTTTGAAAACGAATCGTTACGAACCTGTAAAAGATTTTTGACTTGGATGATTTATTTAAACACCGTCGAAGACGAAGGAGAAACAGAATTTGTATATTTAGGTTTAAAAGAAAAAGCTGTAGAGGGAAAACTGCTTATTTGGCCTCCGTCTTTTACTCACGCTCACAGAGGAGTTATTTCTAAAACAGAAAAAAAATACATAATGACTGGTTGGTATAGTTTAATTGAACCAGAAATATTTATAGATTAACCAAAGTAAGATTAACAGCTGTAGGTAAAGCAAGAATTTCTTCGCTTGATTTTTGAGCCCATATGGGTGAAATACTATCGGGATCAGGTTGGTTAATCCACTTTAAAATTTTGTCTTCTCTTTCCGAAGTCCAAAAAATTTGACCCCGATACCACTCAAACCAAGGTGAGTCTGATTTTTCTAGATTACAAGCACCACAAGCCCCGATTAAGTTGTTTCGGGTGTGTAGACCTCCCCCAGCTCGGGGCACAACATGGTCGAGAGTAGTGGGGTTATGGCGAGCACAATAAGCACACTCGGGCCAGTCGTCCAAAATGCTTCGTCGGAACCGTTTTCTAGCAGACTTTTTCTGTAAACATTGGAGATTGAATACAAGCTCAAGTTCCGAACCGACCAAAATTAATGGTGCGATTTACCTATAGCTTAGTCGTATGTTTAGTTAAAAGTAAAGCAGAGTTAATTAGACATAAATATAGATAAGCAAATTCTTCCTTCTATTGCACTTAAAGACTCGTCCATTACTACAGGAGTTACTTCGTGAAACGCCTGACTTGGAAACATTATCATTGTGTTATTTTTGAAGGGTATTGTTTCGTCTAAATCATGAAGAATTAAATCACCGCCTGTAAAAGATTTAGGTTCTTTACATAACCAAATCAAAGCAGACGTAACCGAAGTATCTCTGTGTTTTTTGTAGAATCCAGTATTTGTATAAAGACTACATAACATAGAGTGACGATTAGTGTTAATAACCGGATAGTTAGCGAAACACATTTCAGCAAATGTGCTGGTGTAACCGTCAAATAATTTGTCTACTGATTTAGTAACACCCTGCAGTAAATGATTGTTTTCTTTATCAAGAAATAAACCAGACCTAGAGACCATGCTAGGTTCATTCTGTCCTAAGGACCGTGGTTGCCACAAAGATCGAGCAAATGTAATCGCTAAATCATCCCAGACAACGCTTAGTTCTTCTTGAGTAAAAAAGTCCTCAACAAGCATATACTCATATGGTTTAGTCTGTTGCATTTTTAGACATTCCTAAATAGTATGGTAACATGTCTACTGTAAAAAACAGCTAGCTTAAAAATAAATATGTACAGTGATAAAAATTTACAAGAATTTATAAATATTCAACACGGTTTATTTTCAGAAGATTTATGTGACGAAATTATTGAAACTTTAGAAACAGATTACGGAGATTCATGGGTGCGATCCGGAGTAAACCACCCAAAAATAAATCCTGAAAAATATAACGAAGTTGATTATGTATCTAGCGACGTTGTTGTAGAAGATGTAAGAACAAGTGAAGAAATTTGGTTATCTAATTTACCCCTTTCTCAAAAAATAAAAAGTATGGATAATAAAATATTTGAACAAATTACACATGGTGCTCATAAATATGTTGATCAATATCTACACTTACAATTTACATACGACGAGGGTTATTCAATACTTAAATACTCCGAAGGCTGTGTTTTTAAGGAGCATATAGATGAGTTATATGCTAACGACAACAAAGGCACAGAATTAGAAGGAATAAATAGAAAAGTGAGCTGCTCAGTACAACTTAACGATGATTTTGAAGATGGTGGTTTATCTTTTTTTAATAATTCAGTAAAAATTGAGCAAAAAAAAGGAACTGGAATATTTTTTCCATCTAACTGGATGTACCCTCATCAAGCATTACCAGTAACTAAAGGCACACGATATGCTCTTGTTACATGGCTTAGGTAAATTTATACAGCTACACAAATATAAGGAAAACAAGTAACACCACCTACTTCAAAACAATTAGCTGTAGTGCCTGACGTGTGAATATTAGTCCCGTGATCAGGACTATAGTATGGAATATTCGTACTTGTTACTTCTGTAAGCGTCAGTGGGCCACAAGGCGTGTACTGGTTTGAGGGGCAAATAGGATTAGGTCCAAAACCATGGAATCCACTTGCACCTGTGCCAGAAACATGAACATGTGACAACATCTGTCCAGCCTGAAAACTGCCTGTCTGCTCACCCGAAGGAAGAATACCAGAAATAGATACTCTATCTGCCCTATCTGGATCAGCGCCCCGACCTAAATCAACACCTCGTAATTGACAATACGATATATCGGGAATAACCATTTCGGTTGCAGTAGAACCGAAAGAGCCTATAGCCCAGTATACAGATAAGTTAGGGAAGGACGTTCGGCTTATTGTCTGATTATTCATCAGCACATAAGTTGCTCCTGTAGCAGAAACAAAGGATGTACCTTTATTAACAGCAGAATAGGTGATGTGACCAATCATAGTTAAATAGCGAAAGTGTCAATAACAACACAGTTCAATGCTGTTATATTAGGTGGTCTATTTTCAACTGCACCACCAATATTTGATGCTAATGAAGATGGAGGGCCATAAGCTTCTCCGAAAGGATCGATAGGTGCGCCTCCGTCAAGAGTTTGTTGTTGTACGATGTTGATAAATAAAGTTTGGTTAATTCTATGCCTATGTCTATGAAAATCAGACTCAAAATATCCACTACCCGTGATTGCTCCAGAAGGCTGTATTCGTAGTCCTCCGTCAGATCCTTGTATACCACGGATGAAGACGCCTCGATAATCTGGAATATTAAACGTTGTAGATCCGTTTCCTACACCGTAATCAGTTCCAATTTTTCCAAATAAGTTAGAGTATGTAGTTCGACTGATCGGCTGACCACTAGCAATGACAACGTTGTCAGGAAGAAGAGTCGCAATAAGTGTTGGTGAACAAGGTAACATAATCTGAATAATGGAGCCCACTGGGTAATCCATCTCAGTATTAGTTATACAACAAACAGTTTCTTTAAAACGTCCGTTGTTAAGAGATCCGTCATAGCTACTCCACCAACCAGAAGCCTGAGTCTCGTTAGCTCGATAGTCAAGTCTTCGCGGTGTATTAGATTGAGGTTTAAAAAATTGGTGAGTATGCTGAGGCAAAGTGCCAGAAGAATAAGTCCCTGAGACAACATTAATATCTGGTTTTAAATAACCCAGATCATCACTTACATCAGGAACCCCAAAATTAGCAGCTCCATCTCCAATACCAAAATTTGTACCAATTACTTGGAAAAGAGGTTCAGCAGTTGTTCTTGAAACGTTAGCTCCATGAGCGGGTATAAATTCAGTACCACTACCAGTTACTACACCACTAGAAATAGCATAAAAGTATTCTCCTGTATTTAAACCAATTTCTCCAACAGGAAAAACAGGCCACTCCCCCCGTAATTTAAAACGATATTGTTCTTCTCTGGACCAAGAACCTTTACCCGTACTGTCTGTAGGAAAAGGGGTATTACCGGTGGCACCGCCAATTTTTCTGTTACCGCCTGCCATATTTAAGCTCCGGGTGCTTTATCTAGACGATTCTGCTCTATCGTAGCAGCTACTCTATCGCTATAAACACTAGATTCTTCAACATAGTAGTAACCGGAAATATTAAAATCAGCATCAGAAATGCAGTAATTTTCTGGGATAAAATAATTTCTATTAACTAAATCTTTTGGAAGAGACCCCGAACCTTTTGTCCAATCAGCTGGGATTGAAGGTAAAAGTTCAGCTTCAACACCAGAAGGAACAAAAATTAAACCATAATCTTCATAATCTGTTCGAGATTGTGGCTCGATGTTTATAAAATTTTCTGCTCGTTCTTGAGCAAATGACAAACTAACTAACGACTCAGGACGTAAGGGTGTTTCACCCCAAGAGATTTTACCTCCTTCAGCAGCCTTATCTGCTAATAACTCACGAATTTTACCCTGATACAACCACAGCTCTCTTTTGGAGGAAGGAGAAAGTTTTCCATCCGTGACGACAGTAGAAAGTCGAAGTTCTGAACTTAAATACTGAACAACCTCACTATTTTCAAAATCAGGGTCAACGGTAGAACTAACTGTAGTTACAACCCAGTTTGAATTAACACTATCCCAAGTTACTATCTGACCTACAGAAGAAAATGGAGGTTGATCGATAGGTCCAATGTACCCAGCTGCTGTTATATCACTTAATAAACATGATTTACTACGCCTAGCGTCACCGTCAGGTAAGAAAAAAATTTCTGGAAGATAAGCTGGGTCACTGCCTTCTTTAGTAAATAAAGCAGAAGTCCAATTTTTAATTTCCATTTTTAGACCTCTACATAAGAGACGATCGTATCCATACTTCCACTAACTGTAGATTGAACAGCTATTTTTTTGCCGCTAGGAATAATAAACTTGTTTGAAATTACATCAAGATTACTTTGAGCTGGTACAGGAATTGTACGAGCTAAGTAAGCTTCTAGACCATTTGCTGAATTGTCTTGCTGTACAGTTACATCAGCAGAAGTAGAACCGGTGGTATTTGCAACGAGAATACTCAAGACGATCGTGCTGTCAGAAGTAGATTGAAATACTGCAATCTTCCCCGTATCTACATTTTTAACAACTTTGTTATAGAAGGTAGCCATTCGACTTCCAGGTGGCCGTAGATAAATTAATTATAGCTGATTAGCTAGAAATATTTAAGAGAGCGCCATTATTAATCCGATCATCTGTTCTTGGTCTACTGGAGGATTATTTATGATCAAAGTCAAAGCAGCGTTACCAGAAGCAAGTGCTTGGTTACCGTCGAAGATTAAAGCGTTACCAGAAGCTTGGGCTTCTGACTCCAGAAACAATCGCTCTATCGGCTTGAGTAACTGATAAGACACCACTAGTCGTTGCTGTAGCAGACGTAGCAATTGCTGCCACACCACTGACAATTGCAGTGTTAGCAACGGATATGGAAGTAAGTGATTCTGAGATACTTGCATCACCAGATGCTTTGGCCTTGAAAGAAAGAGATAGCGCTGCGTTACCTGAAGCCTCGGCTACAAGAGCAACTGTTATAGAAGAGTTACCAGAAGCAGTAATCTCAGGAATAAGAGCTAAGGCTGCATTTCCGGAAGCCAAAGCAACTGCAGCAGGAGCATGAACGGCATCACCGGAAGCAATAGCCGTCGGTGCAATAGCTTCACCAGCTAACCCCGAAGCAATGGCTGTGTCTGAGGTTTCAACTGCTTCGTCGTGCAGAAAAATAGCAAAGATTGATTTGACAACTGCATCAGAAGCTCTATCTAAAGCCTCGACACTGTTAGCGAGAGCAAAATTACCTGAGGAAGTAGCTTGATTTGCTTGAACAACTGCTGCGTTTCCCGAAGCCAGTGCCTCAGTAGCTGCAGTAGATGCGGCACTACCAGACGCAAACGCAATTGAAGAGTCGGCTAAAGCTGCATTACCAGAAGCTAAAGCAATTGATGAGTCAATAATCGCTGCAGTTCCAGAAGCAATTGCTACCGCACTTACTTGAACAGACGCAGCACCAGAAGCTATAGCAGACGCTGAATTTACAACCGCACTTGATCCAGAAGCGATTGCAGACTGATTATTAAATAAAGCAGCGTTGCCAGAAGCCTGAGCTGAACTTGCTCTGAACTCTGCTGCAAATCCAGAAGCAGCTGCAATATTTGCTTTGACTAGTCCTTGTTGCCCAGAAGATGTAGCGACTGCAGTATCAACAAGAGCATCTATACCAGATGCAAGTGCTTCAGTGTTGAGAGATAAACTTGCATCACCAGATGCCTGAGCTTCGAAACCAGAAGCTAAAGCGTTGTTTGCGATACTTTGAGCACTTAAAGAAGTAGCAATAGAAGCGTTACCTGAAGCCTGAGCTTCGGCAGACTTCAATGACTGCTCCTTCTCCAGAAGCTAAGGCAGTAACTGCAAGAGAAACAGCGGCACTACCAGAGGCAATTGCAGTGAGACCTAAAGTTAAATCGGCACCGTCAAGTCCTAGTTTTCCGTCAGCTGTGTATAAAAGTCCAGAAGGATTTACAGGTAAATCAGTTTGAACAAAATTAGCTAGACCGAGCGTAAAAATACGACCACCGAGGCCGCTACCTGCGATTAAGTCACCAGTAATTGGGATGACGTCATCGTCATGGCTTTCGGCAATAAAACCGCCGGAATAAACGAGACCTCTACGCAGAGTCATTTTACGAAAGCGCGATAATTAAGCCGATTGCAGCGCCCTGACTTAAGCCTGGGTTCGCCGCATAAGCTGCGAGAGCGGCATTGCCAGAAGCTTGCGCTACAGGCACGATGACCAAACCAGCATTACCAGAAGCTAGTGCAGTACTAGAAACTGATAATGCTGCGTTACCTGAAGCTAGAGAAGTATTAGCTACCACAAGGGCAGCGTTGCCAGAAGCTTGAGCAATAGCTGAATCGCTGATTGCGGCGTTACCAGATGCAGCAGCGGCAGCAGCAAGAACTAATCCAGCGTTACCGGAAGCTAAAGCAACGATCCCGTCTGAAATGGCTGCATTGCCGGAAGCTTGGGCTGCAAGTGCAAGAGCGATACCTGCATTACCGGAAGCAGCAGCTCCTGCTAAATCTTCTAGAGCAGCGTTACCTGAAGCTTGTGCTTGTACTGCTACAGCCAGACCAGCATTACCAGAGGCAAGTGCGTTTAAAGAAACACTGATCGCCGCGTTGCCAGATACAGCAGCAGATTCAGCTACAGCTAAACCGGCATTACCCGACGCAAGTGCGACGTTTGCCAGGTTTAGAGAAGCCTGACCAGAAGCTAAAGCTGTGTTTGAAAGAACGACTGCTGCATTGCCTGAAGCAAGAGCGACAGCGGAGTCGACGAGGGCAGCATTTCCTGAAGCAAGAGCAACAGCAGAATCAGCTAAGCCCGCATTACCAGAGGCAAGAGCTGAGTTTGCTAGAGAAACGGCAGCAATACCAGAAGATAAAGCTTGCTCAGAATCTATTAATGCGGCATTACCAGAAGCTAAAGCTGAGACAGAAACTGTTAAAGATGCGTTGCCAGAAACAACGGCTACCACAGCATCTGCAAGACCTGCGTTTCCAGAGGCCAACGCTGTATTAGCGTCTTCCAGAGCTGCGTTACCCGAGGCAAGCGCACGAACGTTGGTGATTAATGCTGCATTACCTGAAGCAAGTGCTTCTTCAGATAAAAGCAGTGCCGCGTTACCAGAAGCAAGAGAAGTAGCAGCGTCTGCTAAGGCAGCATTTCCTGAAGCAAGTGCGTATTCGCCAAGCTGAAGAGAAGAATTACCAGAACTTAGTGCTGTCTCAGCAACTTCTAAAGCTGCATTTCCAGAGGCAATCGCAATAGCAGCCTCTGTTAGACCAGCATTACCAGAAGATAAAGCTACGGCTGCATTAGATAAAGCTGCATTTCCGGAGGCTAATGCATTCGTAGAATCTAATAAAGGCAGCATTGCCTGAGGCCAATGCGTCTGTAGAACGTTTAAGCGCAACACCATCGACGGAAATCTCGTTTCCTACATAAATAAGACCACTTGGTTGAGCTGTAAAAGCTACATCTAAACGAATAGTGGAATCTGTATTACCGCCACCTACTAAACCACTGCCTGCGGTAAGAAGACCGCCAGAAGCAGAGGTGATAATACTGTCACCAAAAGGTAGCTCGGCGAGAGCACCGCTAACTAAAACTACCGGCCTGCGGACTACCATGATTTAACTCTTTACCCTCCAGTATAAAGAAGAACTGGTGGAGAAATTTCCACACTTAGTTGTGTAGATGTAATAGCTAGCCCAACACTTGTCGCAGCTTGATATGCATTAGATCCGGAACCTGTGACAGTCCCCGAAGTTGTGGTGAACCTTACAACTTCTCCTTCAAATTTAGATAAATAATAATATTCTCCGGGAATAAGAGCTGTGTCTGCAGTGATATTTGCTGAAGTTAAGCCAATCACTCCATCTAGATTTACCACAACGTCTGAACCTTGGGTTGCCGCTTCTCCGGCAAAACCAATTGGAGAAAACTGATAAGCGTTTACACCACTAAGAGCGATAGCAGGTACTGCAAAAGCACCACTAGCGGAAACCATATCTCCCGCAATTAAGTTAGCGCCAGCTGTCAAAGTAGCCTCAGGAGCAGGGTTTGTGACAACTCCCTGACCATTAGCTAGGTATACAGTTGTACCGTCAGCTTGATAACTTGTGTAATTGCGGTTGAATATCGATCTGTTCGGCACCGATCACAACCAGATACTTACGCTTTATTCTACACTTTTTCAAAGGTATCCACTAACAACGTATCGAGGTTGTTGAGGACAAATTCTAAGTGAACCAGTACTAATTGCTGTTCCTAGTTCTACTAAATAAGCTCCAGAAGCTCCCAACTGATCGAAACCAGCTACATAGGTTGGGTAATCAACGACTTTTCCCCCGCTTGCACTCACAAAATATCTAGTACCAGGAATCAAACCCGAATAAACAACTGCTTGTGCGTCGGTAACCACACGGCAAAGTGTCCCAGTACTCACATCGTCGACAGAAACACCAATCGTGTTTGCTTCATCGAGGTCTCCAGAGGATCTAGCTGTACGGATATAGCCAGAAGTGCTCATATCTACAGCTACTGCATCACCTAGAGCGATGTTTTCACCAGCACGAAAAGATAAGAGCACGTTTCTACCAGATTCTTATATAAGTTTACTTGCCTTGACCTTTATAGGGCTTACGCCCGTGCGAAGGTTTCGAGTGACGCCCATTGCCCTGTTTAGTACGTTTTGGTTTTGCTTCGATTTGATTTTCAGTCCTAGGTTTTGTCATCTTTAGAGGAATTATCTGAGAATATTAGCTCAGACCCATGATTAGACCAATAACGTCACCTTGAGACATACCTGGAGAATTGCCGCTCGCAATGACGTTATCCCAAGCAGAGCCATCCCAAACGTGAATGACATTGTTACGAGAATCAGGTCCACTGAGCGCCTGTTACTGCATTGACAGGAGGTACATCTCCGTAAGAAGGAGTACGAGAAGGAGCGGATTCGTACCAACCGCTTGTAGCAGCGTCGTAAACGAACAGCGAACCCATGAGGTTGTTGAACCAAATGGTTCCATCTCTTGGAGGAGAGTTGAGTCCGCCTGTGCCAGAAGGAGGAACTTCGCTCTTAATTGCTAGAGCTTCAGCGTTAGCGATATACCAATCAGGTTTGGTAACGTTATTTCCAGACGCATAAACGAAGAGGCGACCTTCGTTAGTGTCGAACCAAAGAGAACCGCCGACGAAGTTACTTCCAGGGTCACCCGAAATCGTAACCACAGCGGCACCTGCTTCAGCAGTGCTGTTGTACTTAATAAAGGATCCCGAGTAACCGATTGTTACGTTGGTTCCTGGTAGAGATCCAACGTCGATCTGTTGATAATCGCCGCTTGTTCTTACAGCAGAACCAGAACCAGCAACTAACAGACTTTCGAGAGAGACAAACGATCCGGAGTAACTAGCACCAATACCGGTGTCCCCAATAATTCCGATATCAACAACCTGGAAGTCTCCACTCTGGCTGACACTTGTTCCAGATCCAGCAACAAGAAGTTGTTGAGAAGTTCCAGAAATTACTCCAACCCGAGCACCGTTGTAGGAGAAATCGACTGATCCTTGACCAATAAGGTCAGTGCTGACAACAGCAGTTGAACCACTAGCCGTAACAGTAATTCCGTCACCACCTACAAGTCCACTAACAACAGCAACAGCACCTTCGTTAGTGCCAGAAACTTGAATTAGTTTTCCGTCGTACTCAACATCGTTATTTCCTAATCCTTGAATATTTACGTCAAAGAGAGTTCCTTGTCCACTAGGAACACCAAGTACACCAGACCCCGGAAAAGACTGGGTAATGAGACTTGCAATGATGCTGTATAAACCACTCGTCGTAATACTGATCCCAGAACCAGGGACTAGTAATCCTCCAGTAGCTTCGATACCACTAGCAGTGGAGTTTAAATCTTCGAGTGCCCTTACTACACCTTCGAAGTTAGGTGGGTATCCATAAGGACATCTGGTGTAGCTAGTAGTTCCCACGCCGCTGATGGTTTCGATGAGGTTATCGACTACCGACACAATTCCGAAGAAGTTGTGCGGTGCACGTGCCCTGGGTAAAACGCCGTGAAGTGGACACGCAGGGCTATTACGTTCAGGCATTTAAATAGTCCACCTCCTTATAACAGTCTATCTGAGTATTTGTAGAAATTAAATTCTACTGTTTATTTACTCTGTCTAAAAAAGTTAGTTTTTCAGAATCTGTATGACGAGCAGCATCTTCTGCGAGCTTCCAAGCTGGTATACCTAAGAGATCAGCTTGTCTTCGAAGTGATTCCCAAGAGCTAGGCGGAGCATCAGGAGCAGGAGTGAGTTTCATAATTACCAAGTTCTTTTTAACATTGTATACGATTGTAACTTGTTCTGCTGCCCACAGGAGGTCTGAAACAGTGCTTGCAAAATGAAACCTTATTAGAGCTTTTATTTTCAGTAATTGTCGTCTAATTAGTTATTTATATAAACGTATAGATAAATAAAATAGGGTTACAAGGGGTATTTGGACTGATTTTCGCTGGGGCAAAACTAGATACACGTCTGTAAAAAACCGCCGTTTTCTTCAGAAACTGACTCTCAAGAAGAAAGTTAGATTACTTAGAAAATCTGTTGATACTGCACAAACCATGACTTGTGTGCGCTACACTCGGTTTATAAAAACAACAACACGCCTATGAACACAAGAAACGTTCGAGCAGCTGCGCTGTTCGGGCTTTTGGAGCCTTTCGAACCTCCTGAGCCCACAGAGACTCCGTTACTGGTAAAAAGCCGTGGACACTGGGATGTCCTTTACTTTTCTGGGTGTGTTACCTGGAGGTGTAGGTGCGGCAGGTCAGAGCCCTTTCGATTGACCCTTGCGACTCATGAAAGAGTTGAGCTTCCTTTTGACGGAGTACACGCTTGTGAGGCATGTAGATCCGAAATCCTTAGTGCTAAGACTCAGCACGATCGATTTTGGGCTTGGTTCAACCAAAACCGAGCATGCATAGACCCAGAGCGATGCTTAGAGTTTCCCGGCGACGGAGGGAAGCTTCGAGGACCTGACGATTCTTTCTACACTACGACGCGTAGAAGTATCTTTACGCAATTCTGGAATAAACCAGTGCAAAAGGAGCACTCTGTGCGCTCCAGTTGCTCAAATTCAAAGTGTATCAATCCTTACCATCTATGTCTGACTTCATCTCCGAGAACTCCTCTAACCGATCAAGCCAAGAAATTTCTAGAGGTTCTGGTCCTAAAAAAGGTGTCTACAGGGACAATCAAGCAATTGCTGCAAGAGAAGCTCTCTATAGAGCTGTCAGAGAGATCGATTCAAAGAATAAAAAAAGATATAACCAAATACAAAAGCTGCGCTTTTTAGTTTTTGAGTTACAGTCTCTTCAACCGGTAGACGTAAACGAATTATCTGAGGCTTTGGGTCAGTCTCAGGCAACTACTAGGGAGCAGCTAAAAAAACTTCGCAAGCTTGACTTAGTCATCCGTACCCGATTTGAACACCACACTCTCTATTGCACTAATGGCGATTTCAACCAGTACATCGAAGACATTCTCGAGTCCTTCTACTGGGGAAACCAAGCAGCTTAAACCTAATCTTTGGGCTGAGGAATATATCATTCCAAATCTTCCGCCTTGGATATACAGCGATAACGAACCTCCAATTTCTATTCAAGACTGCACAGCAAAAATTTCATCGATTGAGTACACCATCGTTGATATCGATTTACAGATTGATATCCGGCAGTCTGAGTGTGCGATGGGTAGCAGCAGGTATAAGTCGACTTTCGATTTTGAAAAATGGCGATGTCAAGCTTTAAAAGCTAAACAGTCACAATACTACTTACTGAACGCACACAAATATTGGATGATTCTGAACAGCACAAAAAGCCTTGACGTCTCTGGAAGGCTAGATAAGCTTATCCAGTTACTCATTGAGGACGCTCCGACCTTCCATAAAGAGGTACAAGCACTACTAGACTGACCCTGGTCACAGCGTAAGAAACGGCACTGTGTCCATGGAAGGTTGAGGTAGCGTTTTACCGTTTTCCGCCCTCACGTAAGTCGCTCTGATTACCTGACGTCAGGTGGTCGAGAGGATCCTTCCTATTGCCATGATTATGGAATCTTTAAAAAAAGAAATTAAATCAATTTCAGATTTACTCAGCAGCATCGATGTTTCTCTTCAGATGATTGCTAATACAAAAACACGCAGAACATCTGCTTTTGTAAATCGAAAAACTATCGCTCAGAGAATGGGTGTGCCCACAGTAGCTATCGACAAACTAATTTTTCAAGGAATTTCTTCAGGTGGGTCTTCTGGTTTAGTAGAAGGTAAACATTTCTGCAAGCTTGATCCACTAGAAAAAAACAGCTCTAAATTTCTGTATGATCCTTATGAAATCCTGCAGGCCGCTTGGAGCAATTTCAAATATGACTAATGACGCTGTAAATCGATTACGTCAAATGGTTTCTCAGGGATCTGAGGCTGAGCGAAAGCTCAGTGCTGGGGTTTTCAGAAGCATCATTAGTGACATGATCACTCTTTACCATGAAAATCGAAAGTACAGAGGAAAAGGAATTTTAGTTTTTAACCCTGGTGATCCGAACACTAGTAAGTACGTGACCATTAATGATCTAGAAACGGATGTAGCTATTGCTCAAGAAGCCATGAACAGTTTCATGGAAGACATGTTCAAAAAAATTATAAAATTTGTTGAAAAAGAAGATGAGTGTGATCTTGCTCTTGTTGCCTTTTACGAAGAAGAGCGATTAGAGCTTATGCGTCTTGACCCAGAGCATGCAAACGAACAAATCGATTCAGCAACTAACGGATTGATCTTTTAAATATGGTTCAAAAAAGACCCCCTGCTGTTCCCAAATTCAAAGAAGGAGATCGAGTAACAGAACACCATCACGCGGGAAGACTCTTTATAAGCTTGAACGCTCAGAAAAAAGTCAAAACAAGCAAAGACAGAGGAGTTGGAACAGTAAAGTCAATTACTGTCAAGAAAAACAAGGTAGGAGCAGGTCATTTCTTCTACGATGTTATCTGGGATGGTACAGGATGCTCTGGTTTGATTAGTCAAATGAGATTAATGTTGGCTACTGAAGAAAGTGAGTAGTGGTACTTGCTTCCTTTGACTTTGTTTCACCTCTTGACTTAGTCGCAACGACCACAGCATTTTTAGGTGGTGAAATATTCTTAGATCCTGCTTCGAGTAGTGATGCCAACGTTGTTGTTCAAGCTACACGCTTCTTCGATTGGAAAGATAACGGACTAAAACAAGAGTGGAAAGCTAAAAATATTTATTTATATCCTCCTAGAGATATCGCTCTAGGTAGCGAACAACCAAAATCAAGCAAATTATTCGAAAAATCAAAGTATTTTAAAAAATCAAATCAACGAGTTTGGCTTGAAACTGCTTATAAAAAATGGATCAAGAAAGAGTTTGACGAAGGTATAGTGTTTATCACGTCTACTGAGGTTGCACTTATTGTCACTCAAAAATTAAATATAGATCTTCCTATGTGCGTTTTAAAAGAACATCCTCGCTTACTTAAAGACACAAAAGAATTTGAGCCAGTACTAAATTCCAAAGTATTTGGTTTTGTTTTTTATATGCCGTCAGTTAGTAACTGGGAGCAGAGAGTCCAAGATTTCCACCGACTATATAGTGATCTCGGTCGTGTATACGTCTAAGTGAATCTTTTGAATCCCAGTCATTGTCAGGACCGTACTCATCTTTATTAGCGAAACCGTAACCTACTGGACGGCTACGCTGTAAAGAAGATCTTTCCTCTTTACGTTTTTCGGTGCGAACATCAGATTCTTGAAATATACGACCGGCTAAACGAAAACTAGGATTTTTATCTACGTGGCTATCTTTCCGGTATGTGTACCGGTTGGCTTTTCTTTCTATATCAGATCTAAAGAGACTCATTAATAAGATGAGTAACTCATTAACTGTTGTACACCAGGATCGTTTGCAAAGAAACCAGCCATGCGTTGGCGATCATATTTAGTCCCAGGAGCACCAGCTCCTTGAATAAATTCTTGCGACTGGGGATCACCATAATCATACATTCTGCTCATATTTGCTTTGTCCATATACTTATTAATTTGCTTGTCGTAAACCGAGGGGTCGATAGAGACTGTAGTTGGGTTTTCAGCTTGATCCATAAACGTCTTACGGTTCAAGGTTGCTGTAAGACTCTAAATAATCATCGATTGAGCCCCTGACTTTTTCACTATCTCCTGCGATTGTTTCTTGAAATTGAGCTGGCCTGTTAAAGAGATAGTCATAACCACGCTGTGATGCTGGTTCTAAATAACCTGCGTACCTAGCGTCTGTTTCGGAGACAAACTCAGGTGTGCTTTTACCTGTCAGATAAGCAATATCATTTAAGGTATTCCTTAAATCATTTAGACGAAGTTCTGTTTCAGCACCAATACGCTGAACAGTCTCTTCTGTCAGTTCGTTATCGAACCCAGGATAAGGATTGCCATCTCCGGAAGAAAAAAGAGCTCTGATCCCCCCTTTAACTTCGTCAGTGTTTAAAAAACCTAAAATATTATTTAGATTATTTTGTGAAACCACTCTCGCTAGATCCAAAATTGATAGAACCTGGTTTAACCGGGAAGGTAGGAGCATTCCCACCGTATCCGGTAAGATCACTATTCATCAAGTCAGGAAGCGAAAAGCCACCAGTATTATTAAAGTCAAACCCTCCAGTGAAATCACTACCCATCGTGTAGCTAGGAGTACCAGCATCACCAAAGTACATCTGTCCGTTAGAGAGGATTGGCGTACTCATTTTTATCCGAGACCTTTAATTAAATTATACCTTTTTTCAAAGCACTGATTTACCCATCTTGTACTGAACTGCATTGTTTATAGCTCCTTTCGACTTGTTCATGAATGATTCAAAAATACGTTGATCTTCAGCTTCCTGTGCTGACTTCATGCTTTGTTGAAAAAGTTTTTTTAGTAGATCAGCTTGTACTGACGTATCATCCTTAGGTTTATCTGCTCCTGTAATTGTATTTTTTTGTTCCTCGCTCAACCCAGCGCTAGCTTGTTGGAACATCTGTAAGATTGCTGCACGCATTTGATCTTCAGCCACGGGGGAAGCTGTTTGGTTCAAAGCACTTGAAGCTTCGTTTAATTTTCCAAGGGCACCATTTACTTCGCGACCCGGTTGTGCCTGAGGTAAATTTGAACTTCCATTAGAGCTTGTGTTGTCATAGCTGTTATCAGATGCTGTTTCAAGATTTTTTCTAGCAGCTACTAAATTTACTAATTCAGCTGGAGCATTTTGGCCTAACGCTGCCATTGCCTTGTCGCTTGCTGGAGCATTGCTTTGATTCATGGCTGGACCTGAGGGAAGATGGTCTTCATATCTTTTATTTGTGTAATCTGACCAAGCTCCAAATCCTTCTTCATCAAATACTCTCTTAGCTGCTTTTAAATTAGTAAGAGGATCTTTAAGCTCTTCATTGCTTGAGATTCCAAATTTAGCACGACGCTCCGGTCCCATAGCCCCCAGCATGTTGATCTGGCAAAGCCCGTAGGAGTTGTCACCCATTGAAGCGTTGGGGTTATGAGCTCCGGCAAATCCAGCAGATTCAGATTTACAGACGGCAGCAATCGTATTCGAGTTTTGAGAAGAAAAACCAGCTTTCTCTGCAAGAACTCTTATTTGTTGCTGAGTCAGTGTCTGAGCCATCACGCTAACCGGAAGGAAAATACTTGATAAAAATAAAAGTGAGAAGGAGATCTTCAATCTTCTATTTCTTCGAACACACTTATATTAGGGTCAACAACCACACCAAGTTCGTCGACAATAAATTTAAAAGCTCTTTCTCGGCAGACTAATCTGACAATTCGATTCCAGAGATACTGCTCTCTGTCTCTTCCTTTAAGGTCATAGGCGGCATTTTTGATACGAGTAAGGGTGAACTCATCTTCCAGTGTGAGACTAACGTTGACATGCTCAGAGCCGTTCATCAGAAGTCTGTCTCTGAGTTCAGTCTACTTAGGAATAGATACTGAAAAGGTATAACTAGATGCTTACCATTTCTTACATGACCAGTATCCTGCTGAAAGCTTTGACTTTTTCTCGTCACAGCTGTGTCTAGCACGAAAGTTTTTACGTCTCTCAGGGTTGTCACTCTTGTTTTCCATGTTCGCGTCGCCGAAGCGGACTAAACGAACCTTGTCTCCTTCTTTAGCTGCTACAGAGAATTGTTTACCCCCTTGCACATCACGCTTGGGTTTGTTATATCCCGAGAAAACTTCGCCAGCTAATCGGACTTGTGCCATTAGTTACTGTCAAATCAACCTTAACAAATCATAACGCCTGTAGAACATTAAGACAAATAGTAAATCAGTTTTCGTATTGCTATTGTCTTTATCCCTGCTAATCTCATGCTGTTAAAAGCACTCAAAACCTGTTTCGCATGGAATCCCAGAAGCTGCTCACAATTGCGCAAACTGCTGAGCTGCTCAACTGCTCAGCTGGATTTGTTCGTAAGCGCATCTCTCTCACTGAGTCACGTCAACCAGGTGGTTGGCCTAAGAGCACTTACGTAAACCTTCAGCCCAATGGTGTTAAATCCCTCTTCCGAATCAATCGTGACGCTCTACAGGAGTACCTCAAGAGCCAAGCTAATCAGAAAGATGTAAACGAAGAAGCTACAGTAGAAAGTGAAACTTCTACGTGCAGCACCGGTACCTGTACGTTTTGAGATAAATGACTTCCTCTAATCTGCAACAAGTTTTCCAAGAAGCTCTAACCGCTCCCACGGAGGAAGTTGTAGTAGAGGAGATCGTCGTAAAGAAAGAAGCCAACGTAGACAATCTGATTTATCGGATGGTTGAAATGGCTTCTTATCTTTATCACTTAAATATTCAAGCAAACTTGATTTCACTAAATATTGAAGGTGCCAATCACCTGACTGTCAGTGAATTTTTAAAAGAAGAGTACAAACAACATTTATGTGATTTCAATCGAATTGCAGAAAAAGTTCGAAGCATGGACTACTTGATGCCGATGTGTCAAAAAGGACTCATGGGTTCCTACAAGAGTTTTAAGACTACAAAATCCTACGATGCTCGCGAGAGCATGGTTACATACATTCGAAATCTTGAGGACTGCGGTTTTAAAGGCAAAGATCTTTATGACACTGCCAGAGAAGTAGGCGCTCCCGACATCGAAGTTTGTGTCGCAGAAATTGTTGGTAATCTTTTCGACGCAGCCGGAAAAATGAAGGCGTGCCTTCGTTAAGCAGCTGGAACCCATCCTCCGCCGAAAGAGACGTACAAACCGCTTGGCGGATCGACTCTGTACCCAAAACTTCCTGAGGGAGGTACTGCGGGGAAAGCACCACTAATCAGAGCAATACCTACGCCCGAAGCAAGGACAGACCCAAGAGACCCTGAGGCAATTGGAGTTCCTAAAGCTCCAGAAGCGGTTATCGATCCAAACGATCCAGAAGCTACTAAAGCACTGTTAGCAAAAATCGCTCCTGAAGCGATAGATACCGTGGCAGTCCCTGCAACGTCAGCAAAAGCAGCACCGATCTTTATAAATGTAGATCCGTCCCACACTCTTAGAAAGTTATTAGTCCCATCTTCAAGCCAGAGCTCCCCTACAGAATTACCAGTCTCACCAGCGGCAGAACTATTAGGGGCAGCACTACCGTAATGAACCCCAGTGACCTTGCGAATATCACCTAAAGAATCTTTGAAATAAAGACCATTTTCGGCAGCAGCAAAGTTTATAGCTAGTTCACCTGCTTGGACCGTCGTAACTAAAGGACGGTCGGAAGCATTACCAGAACGTTTGGATAAGAGGGTAACCGGTGTGGTAGTCATATTAGTATGTACCTCCGTTCACGATAGGGCTGAATAAAGGAGGCAGTGGAGAGCCGTTCAAATACTGTCCTCCATCATAAATAATTGTTCCGCTAACACCACTAGGCGAACCGTTTTGATATATACCACCATCAAAAATTGGTCGCGCTTCTGGAGGAACAGGCTGTAAAGGGTTAAATTCGTCGATGTCGAACATCACGAATCCACTTGGCACTAGAGGGATTGAAACCCCAGATGCGAGAGTGTCAAAGTTAAGGACTTTGACCATCGTCGGGTTCATGTCCGAATAAAGCACATGATTCGGAACGTCTGACCTAGCTGGTGAATAAGATTCCCACCAGTTCAAGCTTTCAGCTGTTTGAAGAAACTGAGTCTGTTTTTCCAAGGTACGTTGAAAGTACTCTCTGTACCTTCCGTCCATAGGTTCGTCAGTAGGCTGAGCTAGAAAGGATTTGAGATATGAATAATTCCCAAATCGGTTTTGCATATCCCACCACGAGGCATAAATATGTTTACAGAATCTCGGCTGAAAGAATAAAAGATTTGGATCTGAGTAGGACGACTGCTTGCTGTCCGTTCCTTGAGGTGCTCCTAAAAGAACCTTGGTGTAAATAAAACCAAAATCTCTAACAAATCCAGGTAGGTCTCTTGTGTTTGTTGGCCTTTCACCAGAAAATGTTTCGGTACCTGCGTCGTAAGTACCAGGTTTTAAATCTTGTGTCCCCGTGTAAGGGTATGTCTTTTTCTGAGCGTACTTGTAAAGATTGAAATCCTCTCTTGCAAGATAGTCCGGGCAGTTACACCCAAATCTCATCGCACTCGATAAGAACTCACCTACTATCGGATTCGACGCTGCTGGTGCTGCAAACGATTCATCTTTTATGGTCGTGAAACTTCGCTCTGCGTCTACCGAGAGAAACAGAGTATCTAAGTTTGCTGCACCGGTAGGTACCTGAGGACCTCCAGCTTTAGTACCAACTGCAAGAACCGTGTAATTGTTATATGTCGTTTTTGGAGTACCGTCAGCTCTAAATCGATCCGATACAAGTTCCCCAGTCATATCAGACACAGGTGGACCAAAGTTACTACTTAACTCAACACCAATAATTTTGTTAAGGATGTCAAAGTTAAAAACGCTCTTTACAGATAAACCTAAGTCAAGAAGGTTGATACTATCGCGTGGTTTTATAACTACCATCCGCATACCCATGTCTTGTTGAGTAGACGGGTACATGTACATCAAACCAGGAATCTCTGTGCCACCAGACCCTGATTGTCCGTTCATTGCATAACGAAATGTATAGTTCAAGCCAACCAAAGCTTGATTCGTATACATAAACAGTTCGTATCCTCTCCTCCACCGCGTCCACATAGACGCGTAGTTGTAATCAAAAAGGATACTGAAATCTTTTAAATTTTGTTCCGGTCTAAATTTTTGATCCCACGGCATTGGCCTGTCTAAGGATCGTTTGGTATTAGCTCCTTTTACTGCCCCAAAGTCAAACCGAGAACTCTTGGGTGCGAAGTTATCCCACCCAAAAAAATCAGAACCCTTGCGACGTTTGCTCACAGATCAATAGAAACCACCCTGCGCCCAGATGGAAATACCAGAAGGACTCAGACCACCTGAAACCGCGACGACAGAATCACCTAGATACCCAACTCCAAGAACGTATCCTTTTTCAAGATACAAAGCTTCAGAACCGCCTAGCTCGATTGGGCGAACTAAAGCTGTATCTCCCACCTGAGGTGTAGGAGCGATAGTTTTTGGCAGCTCCACTCGTTGAATTAAACCTTCAGTGCTTCCTGAAAGACCAACAGTAAATTTGTTAATCAGAATTGAAGCAGCAGTTGAGGGTGCAGCTTGGTTCGGTGCGTAAATGTAGATGCCAAAAGCAGCCGCACGCACACCACCGTTATCTGGGTAACTTTCGTTTGAAACAACGAAGATATCTTCAACGATTGCCGCATCCTCAGAGGGGATATCGCCAACTCGTACCAGCTGCACTAAATTTGCAAACTGAGTATTTACAGGATCAACAGTTGGTGTTGCACTGGTGATTTTTGCGCCCCTTAAAAAGGGACGATCGACCATCATTGGTTGCTTGTTAGTCGAGGTCGATGCCACTGTTTAACTCCTACTAGGTACCAGTTTAAGTCAAGAATACTGCAGATAACTGCTTACGCAGTGGTCTACTTACTGTCGGATCAGATTAAAAAGCCTTCCAACCGCTTCGTTAGATCCAGCCATACGTGCGCCAGGAACAGTTTCTTGTAAGAAAGTTTCTGTGCGTTGTAGTTGCGGACGAACGATTGGGCGAGAAGCATCAATAATTTCATTATTTTGCTGAGCTCGAGCAGCGCCTTCAAGCGTTCCGCCCATCATCTCAGCTTGCACGTTGTCAGCAGCAGCGTTTGCTTGACCCAAAGCATTAGCGACATTGTCGTCACCGAGTGAACTACCAACAGTCTCAGTAGTAATTTGCTCGGAAGTTTGCTCACTCAGCATGGGGTTAGGACGCTCTCCTTGTCCACGCATCATTAGTTCGTAAGCAAGGGTGGGATTGCTTTGCACAAACTCCATGATGTTCTCAGGAGTCATCTGAGGTGACTCCTCAGCTACGGCTTCTTTCATGTTTTCTTTGAACTCTCCACCCTGCATGGACTCGACAAAACGACGGCGGTCAGCGTAGTAATCACCGATATTTTTGTAGGTAGAAGGATCTCTAGGTGCTGCAGCTTTGACCCTTTCAGTAGCTTCAGCGCCAGAACTTTGCACTGCTTGTAAAACGTCGCTGATTAAACCATCGACGGCAGCAGCCTCTTCACCCATTGGCTGACGGGCAACAAATTCTTCAATTTCTTGAGCTTGGCTAGAGGGCTCAACAACTTGACGAGGTGCAGCAGATTCAATCTGAGCTGCAATTCGATCTTGAAGAGAAGTCCCTACTGGAGCTTGCTCTTGACCACCACCCATCATCATGCCACCGGCACCGCCAGCAATTCCTAAAGCACCAGCAAGGATCGCATTCCGAATGTCTGCTTTGCTGAGATCAGTAGTGGTGATTCCACGTGGGCGCATTTGCTCATCAAAAATATTCATTTGACCTTCTGCAACTTGTGAAGGCTGACTACGGCGTCCGGCTTCCATAATGTCCATCACATCACGATCGGCATCTGCTTGGAAAGAGCCGCGAACTAAATCGCGATCAGCAGGTGATGAACTTTTACCGCTGTAATACTGACCTCCCATACCCTTTCCAGTGTTTGGGTTGACGGCACCAGTCGGATTTCGAAGATCCAGATTCATCTGGCGCAGTGCTTCAAACCTTTCCAGTTCGGGAGGAAGATTTTGAGCAGGACCTTGAGGAATTCTTCCAGCTTCTGCAGTCGGTGGCCTTGTAGAAAAACTTGGACCTCGAGTGAGTCCTTCCAAAGAAGGATTACCGGAGGGGATCCCAGGCTCGGGACGGCGTGTCATTCCACCTCCAAATTCTGGTTTCACAGAACGGCGAGGTAAAACTGGAAGTTCTCGCATTCCAGCTCCGTAAGAACCAGTTTGCTGCATAACGTCTTGAACAGCACTCCTTGGAGGAGCTACTTGCTCCAAGATCTGACGAGCACCTTTATTTCCTAAAAACTGCTGCAGACCTTCCAAAAAAACTTGAGCATTAGACGCACCTGTAGTTACGGCATTTGCTAATCCTTTAGCTCTAGAAGATGACACGTCAGAACTTTATATTTGATACTTACACATTAGCGCCAATTTGCTTGGAAATATAACCGGTCAGATCGTGATACGTCAGGAGGTCCAGGAATTGCTTGGATAAACTCACCACCTGATCTTTCAAAACGGTAGCGAGAAGCTACGGGGTCTCTGTAGTTAGGAACGTAAAGCATTTGAGCGAGTCGATCACACTCATACATATAGTTCTCACGCCAAATTCTTGCGGTCTCGCGTTTGTCTTGAATATTGATTGAACGACTGACGTCTCCAAGAATAGTTTCTTGTCTACTAGTCGCTCTACCGTCCGCTAGTTCAGTAAATCGTTCAGCTTCTTCACAACGCTCAATTTGCTGAACAATTTTATCGTTATAAAATTCACTAGGAATACTGTTGCACGCTTCAATAAGCCTTGCATAATCTCCTGCTGGAACAGTAGCTATGTTGTATGCAAGATGGTACGCAGTACGACTGAAATTATAATCGTCTAATTTATAGCCAAATACCTGAGCAGGGTTGCGGGTAATTTGGTTTATTGCCGCATAAACAATCTCACGCTTAGTGGCGTCAGTTGTGTTGGCGTTAAAGGTTACTCCTTGTTGAGCTAGATAACTCTGAATCTGCTCTAATTCGTTTTGAGTTAACTGAGCCACGATTTACCTGACATATGCTTTTATTCTACGTAAACTTCTCCGGTCGAAAAAACTTCGTCCCAGTCGATTCTTTTTACTGTTTTAAGTTGTTCAAGCTTTGTAAATCGCTCACCGGGCAAACCTTGCTTTAATTCAATAATTTCTTTAGCTGTTTTGATACCTACTCCCGGAAGAACCTGTGTCAGCCCTTCTGCAGTCAACGTATTTAGGTTGACACGGTTATCCGTAGGCACCTGAGGTTTTACGACGATTGGGTCCTTAGTTTTAGAAATGCTGCGTCGTCCACGGCGATTTCTGGAGCCAGTGTCGGTTGTTTCAGACTTTGTATCGATTGACTCTTCGATCTGGTCCTTATGAGCAAAAAATACTTTTCCGCTTGTATCCGAACGGACCATGTAGTATTCGCCGTCATCATGAATTGATAAAACGGTAACCTTGATCCCGCTTGGAGCAAAAAATTTGGTAGACATGGCAGTCACTATACGAGCAGTAGCTTAAACCAGTATCGATTAAAATAGTGCCATCGGGCAAAAACTATGTCACCACTTAAAAGATTAGCAGGCGAGTTTGTTAAGAAAATAGCGTCTAACTACGACACTCCACTTAAAAAACTTGCTGGTGCAGCAGACGCACAGGCTATTGGTTTTGAACTTAACTCACCTGAACCTGATCCAGTGCAAAGGTTCAAGAAACGCAGCGATTGTGGGAGGTGGTGGTATTGCAGCATCACTTGTTACAGGTGGAGCTGATTTAATTCCGTTTGCAGTCGAGCTATATAACGAAACGGCTAAACAAAACGATTGGCCCCGAGGACCTAGAGAAGTTCAAGATGCTTTAGATTCTGCTCCGTTGTTTAATGTCGAAAACTATCTTCGTTTAGCGGCTTACGGTGGAAACCACCCTGAAACTAAGCAGATATTTACCGACGCTATGGAAGCTCAGGGAAGAGTTCAAGCAAGAATCCCTAGAGCTGGTGGCTTAATGATTCCTATGAGTTCTTCTGGTTTCTAAAAGTCTGAACCCGAGCTTCCTGAATCCCACTTAATATCGTATTCCTTCTCCATTACCGTGGAGAGCTGCTTTAGCTTGCCTAGTCTTTTCTCCCAGGTATCTCCAGTTTCCGAACCCTTTTCAGGGTTAATGCACTCCGGTGAATTGACCGTGTTGCAAACTAAACCTGCCAAATCATCGTTCTTTCCTTTTTTGCCTGTTGCCCAGTAAAGCTGATCGTTTATCCACTTAGCACCGCATTTCTCACACTGCCTGCACTTAATCATTTGATCTGTGAGATCAGACATAGTGCTATTCGTTTGTTACTCATATTTTAGTTACGTAAATAATTTAGAAATAAATATATGTGGTTAAAGACAAAAAAAAGACCCTTCCCGAAGGAAAGGTCTTTGGTCCTCGCTTGCTGAGTATATCAGGAAGGAGAAGTGGAGGTGTACACCTGAGATTCGGTGAGGCCATCGGGTTGCAGAGCAACGTCCTGGCGCTCGGGTGGCTCATCAGGAATAATCCAGCAGACTTCGCAGATAGCGAGAGCCTTGTCATCACCAGCCAACTTGTTGACACCGGCACGGGGGTCATAGACACCTGAGCCTTGGTAAAGACCAGAAGCACTCTGATCACTAGTGGTGAACAATTTCCAAGTAGTCTCAGAACCCAAAGCAGCCCAGCTGCTGGAGTCGAAGATGTTCGTGGAAGCAACACTACCGTTAGCGATAGCGCTGTTAGCACCAGTAATGGTTGCACCGAACTGACCGGAGACGACAGTGCCGTCATCCTTAAGACCTTCGCCCACAGCGGGAACGAGGGTTAGTTCAGGAGTAGAATCAGATCCAGCAACGCCGCTGCTAACGATGTCGCCACCGCTAAGGCGCAGAGAAGCGCGATAAACGTAGGCTGTTGCAGGGACTTTAATGCCATCGGTAATGTCAGCCCGGACATCTTTGTGGAAGTCGGGTGAAGGAACGATAACGTTGGCGTTCAGGAAAGGCTGCTGAGAAGCGTTCTGACCTGAGCCATAAGGTTGCGCATAGTAGGCAAGCTGGTTGTTAGTGCCAAGAGCTTGGTAGCTCATGTCGACATAACCAACTGCCTGCTGTGCAATCCAGCCAGGCTGGAACACAACACCGACAGGACCACCAACGGGCTGACCCGTCATGGTCGTGTCAACACCATTTGCATTCTGAGATGCAATGGATTTTACTTCGTGCCAGTAACGAAGAACATTCGTGTAGTTACCAGGATAAATCTTGGCAACGTGTAACTGATTAGCGTTAATCACTGTTTAATTTCCTCCTCAGGCGTCAAAGGAGTAAGCAATTGTGGCGAAATCAGCGTTCAGAAGTTCGAAACCTGCATAGAGGCTCCAAATCATCATGATGAAACGGCTGAAGTCGTCATTGTTGTTGAGAAGCACCTGAGCGTTGTTACCGCCGATGCCCACACCAACAGACTGAGGACCGAAGAACATGCCGATGGCAGCCTTGGTATCTGCAGTCGCACCTGCGATCGTTGCACTCTGGGTCTGGGAAGGCATGTTGGTGGATTCGAAGAATCGCACGCCTTCAAAGACGAAGCCAGTTGGCATGATCGGTTCGCCAGCCACAAACGTAGCTTGGCCGAAGCCCTGACCCATGTAGATGCTGGCGTTCGGCTGCATAGCCGACATCAGCGGGTTGATCTGTCCGTTACCTGGGTAACGAGCGACCTCACGGAAGTCAGAGTTCTGACGCAGGTGCATCAGGAATGTAGGATCGCAAACGCAGCGATAGAAACCGTCCTGGTAGGTCGGCGTGTTGCGCTTACGGAGGGACTTGACCACACGGAGGAGGTCGTCCTTGACGTCGAACTTAGCTTGTTCGGCGTTGGTGTAGGTAAGGGCACCAGTTGCTAGATCACCTGGGAAGTAATAACCACCCTGGGAATCAGAACTTTGTCCCTTAGAAACAGCTTTAAGGAGTTCATTAATGAACACCCGATCGCGCCACCGACGATAGTCATCGAGCAGGGTCAGACTGCCGATTGACTGATGGAAGGTGGTCAGGTTGCCTGTATCAAGCAGCAGTCGCTGCGCAGTGATAAGGGTTTCCCGAGCAATCTTGAAAGTAGAAGGCTGAGTTGGATCGTTAGGGTCCGCAGGTCCGGTGTACTCCTTAAGAGTCACCAGGACTTTGTCCTTGACGATGTTACGGCTGTTAGCAGTACCAATGGTCTGCTCTGCAGTACGTTCCCGAGATTCCTTGGAGCCTGGGTTACCGAAGAAACGATAACGATCGAGCTGAACAGTCTGACCAGGCTGCTTAGAAAAATCATGAACGACCACCGGTTCGGCAGCCATTTCAACGATATAAGCAGGATGGGGACGATACAGTTCCGCACCAAGAATCTTGGGGAAATCATTATCGATAAACATCGATAAGTGTCCACAAGAAACTACAAAATAATCTTAGCCTTTTATCAACTATGTCTACATAGCTGACGTCTCGTTTTTAGCGTTAAATACCTTTTTGGTTAGAACTATTAACTGTAGAACTAAAGGTGCGGATCATGCCTCTAACACCTTCTCCTAGTACTCCATAGATTCCACCGTAATTTGGAACATACCGAGAAGATCTACCTCTATAACTACCTCTTACGATTGGATTCGTATTGTCAGCTGTTTCGCCTGGAGGAACTCTTGACGTCGTCGATTCTGTCCACACCTTGCAGTACACAGGAGTGTTATAAACCCAATCAGCCCTAGATCCGGTTACGCCTTGTGTCGGGTTAGTTAAAAGAGGGAATTGCGAGAGAGGGTAAGCGACAGGTCCACCTGTACTACCTTGCGCTGCTGTATTTCCTTCAGGTGTCTCAAACGGACCATAAAATTGATTATCTGGAAGGTTTCTTCCGTAGGAAATGTAAGGTCCAATGTCTTTTAGACCAGGTTCAGGCCCAAAAGCAGTTTGTACAGTGCTGTTAGCAGTATTAATTAAACCTTGACGTCTAAATCCGTTGTAAACAGTTAAAAGTCCCGATGAATGAGGATAAGTGTTTTGATAATCGGTCCAGTAGCCTGACACAGCCGTGGGCACAGCTCTCCAGTCAGTAGTGAAGTAACCAGAACTATTTGGTGGCCCAGGAGTGACTATTCCAAAGTTTGCTCCTTGATCGTGCAAAGCGACAAAGGTTTGTTGTTGCCCACTTGCGTAAACGTACCCACTTGACGTAAGTAAGTAAGTATCTGTGAGATTTAAGTTAGATCCAGTTCGCTGAGGTCCTGACTGGATGTTGTGATATAACGATTTGTCGTATTTCCAGTTTGTAAGAGCAGCAAAAGTCATTTACCGAGCTTTTTTTATACTCTAAGTCTGATTAAGATTCATATAGCACTAATACTTAATAGTCAGATGCTAGAGAAAGTTGCATCTATGATGGCAGTTGATGCTGGTCTAGCAGGTAGCTCTATTGCAGGCACCGTGACTGAAGCTTTAGTCAACCCACGAAGTAAACGCGAGTTCATAACACATTTTTTAAGAGCATTATCTGTCGGCTGGTTACTTGCGACTTTTGTCAGCCCTGCGATAGCTGAGCGAATGAAATTAAGTAAAACAGAAGCCGTTGCAGTGGCTTTTGTAGGTGGTTACGCCGGTATAAAAATACTAAATACCCTTGAAGTTACGGTGCTCCACAAAATTAAAGAAAAAACAAGTAAAGATCTTCAGCTAACCGACAAAGATTCTTGATGGATTACTTGCATCGTGTTTTTTAACTTGCTTACGTCTTGCAGGCCGTTGACATCAAACCACGGTGCTGTTGCCCAGTCAAAACCTTTGCCAAAAGTGTTATCTGGTGCGACTACGTACCAATGACAGCTGACATCGGGTACATCAACAGCGCATCTTGACCAGTCGGCTTCCCATTGAGGCACTTGAACCCACAAGACAGCGGCAAGAACTAGCGAAAAAAGACTACGCAACATAAATCTGACAAAAATAGTGACTAAAGAGAATCAGAGTTGAACATTTTCGTCAAATACCTCTTGTTCAGCCGCAGTTTGTTTGGCTGGGCCTGGGGATGCTCCTACACGAGGTTTTTTCTCCTTCCCTTTGCTTTTATCTCGACCACTAGCTTGTAAAGACTTCATAATTAGCTTCTTTTTTATCAAGATAGCAGAAAAAAGACCCCCCTTTCGAGGAGTCTTTCCCTGGGCAGAGCCCCCTAAACCCTTCCACTTAATAAAGTTACAGGGTTTAAGGTTTAAGTCAAGAAGCTTCCATAAAGAGGAGCTTAGAACGCAGAGCTTCAGGGCTCATATGTGCGAGATGACGCCATGCGTTCTCAGGTGAACGATTCATAGCGTCGCCGAAGGCATCCCACTGCTGCTGTGGTTGAGCAGCTTGCTGTTGACCGGCAGTTGCAGCCGGAGGAGCAGGCATGTCGTAGTTCTGCTGATACTGCTGAGGAGCCTGAGTTTGAACATCGCTATCGATGTCAACAGGAACCACTTCAGTAAAGAAACGATCAGTGTAATCAGCCAAGAAATCAGGGTTGGTAAGGATTTGCTCCATACCACCGGCTCTTTCGGTGATTTGATCGGTCTTTTGTGCCTGCTGAAGGAGCATGTCCTCCAAAGCGCAAGCATAAGAATTCAGAATTCCAGGAGCTTCAACACCAAACTGTTTAATTACCTCGACGCTTGCGGCGCTGAGTTCCCCGTTGCTGGTTTCCGTAGAAGCCTGCGAGGAAGTTTGGGTCGGTGAGGCGCTGGTAGGCAATGTCTGCGGAGCCTGCTGCTGGTAGGCCCAAGGCTGGACCTGTGAAGGCTGACTCAGCTGTGTTGTACCCTGCAGTGTTTCCAGGGTCTGTGATGGTGCTGCCTGGTTGGGGGATGGAATCTGGCCCAACACTCGTTCCAGGGACCCCATCGCTGCTTCCCAAGGGTTGCTCGGGGAGGATTGCGACGTTGACGGGCTGGACGGGGCGTTGATAGAAGGGTCCGAAACCGGTGCCACCTGCTGTGGCGCTTGGGCTGTAGGCACCGAAGCTACCGCCGGGGTAGACGTTTGTGCCACCCACTGCGGGAAGGCGGTTGTTGAGCCCTGGTCGTTGTATACCGCCGGGGCTGCCGCCGGGGACACCGGGCTCGGGGTCGAAGCTTGGATCTGCTGGCTCATAGCTACCCGAGTAAGTTAATTCTTCCGCAAGGTGATCAAACGTCCTGTAAAGGAGCGGTGTGATATTCAGTCTAGGATCAGCCGCAAGGGGTTGATCAGGCGCAAGAGGATGCGGAGACTGATACATCTGATTTAATAATACCAGGAATTGCTGCATTGCCGACTGTGTTTGTCCAACCATTCTGAAAGGGAATCCTTTCAACATTTCGGCACGTTCGGCTTCAGTCTTATCCGGGAATAGGTACTTAATAGCTTCAACACTATTAACACCAACCTCTTGCATGTTCCTTACAACGATTGACTTTTGCTGTAAGTCAAAGGCCGTATCTTCGTACACATCGCCCATAAAGCGATATGAAACGCTACGGTCTCCATCTTCTGGTAAACCAATAACGCCGCGAGGAACTTTGTTTTTCTCTAAGGCTTTTTTAATTTCTTCGTCGAGCTTCATGTCAAAACGACGTAAAGCTTTCTGATATTTTTCAGTTGAGTCTTCGGTTAATTCAGTTGGTTCTTTAGGTTCCTTTAATCCTGAGGCCGCAATAAACGACTCACGGAAGATCATTTCCTGGTGGTAAATCATCATCTCTAAGAGACGACAAAAACCGTAAGTAAGGAAACTTTTGTTTTTTCGAAGAGCCGTGGCTTGGGCACGACCCATCAAACCTTTAATTTCTGTCGCAGTTGCGCCTGCCGAGATTGAAATTTCGTCCACACCGCCAAGAGCGGTACGGATTTCTTCTCTCAGCAACAGAACATAACGGTTCATGTCACCGCTAATCGGGTCAGGCGTCATGTAGCCGACACGATCTGAAGGTTCGACGTTAGCGATGATGCGAGGCACACGAAGGCCACCTCCCATCGCTGAACCGAATGGTTCACTAACGCGTGTTGAAGGAGAATCTCTCCCAGCAAACCCACTTTGAGAACTGATTGTGGGACGGAAAGCACTTCCGGCATCAGCAGCTTCGACCAGGTCAGACCGTGGTCGGCTGGAGATCAGAGTAGGGTTACCAAAAAATTCAATATTCTTTGAGATGTTGGTGATCATCTCGTTATGAAGCACAATTTGCTCCATAAACGGATCAAAATCACCTTCTCCTTCTGTGCCGCTGGCGTTAGGTTTGTTTAAGCATTCAACAGCGGGCACAAAACCAAGAGAATTTGCGCGAACTTTAGTGCCGTTGATACCTGGGCCTGGTTCTACTTCGAAACTTAGTTCTGAGTCAGACTCAACTTCGCTGATTGTCTCAGCTGTAATCGAAAGTCGAACATACCGTTTGTTTTGTCCGTAGACATCGCTCGGTAGACCAAGGGTGGCGTTCTTTACTTTGTAATCGTAAATAATTACGACTTCTTCAATTTGACCATTCAGATCGTGAAAGACCCGATATTGATTTTTGTTAAAGAAATAGATTTGATATTTAAGTTTTTGATCTGGGCGGAAGTAAAACAGGCCACAACCATCAATTAGGAAGTTTCGGATAATCGCTGGAAAACGAATATCAAGCCGATTTAACTCGATCACATCGTGCAGAAATCTTGTTCTGCTTTTTAGAGTGTCTTGGTCGCAGTAAAAAGAGATCCCCTTTTTAATCATCAAGAGGGTCATCTGCTGCAAGTGGCTCAGCACCACCATGGTTGCAGCTTGGTTCTGTCGACCTTGAGTCCGAGCAGCCTCTAAGATCTCCTCGAACTTATTCCGCGTGTCAAGTGAGGCTGCCATTTAAAAAATTACTTCTTTTCTTTGAAGGAACGAGCTTTTTCTTTAGCCCGTTTCTGTTTTTCCATCTTAACCTCGTCACCACTAGGAGCCTTTTTTTCGTCGCGATCCTTTTGGAACTTAGCCAAAACCTCCGCAGGCATTTTGTCAGCCATCAGGTAAAAGGTATTTTCTAACTCTTTCTATTCTAAGGGCACCTTCAGGAAGTTTATCCACTGGATACGAAGTCAACAAATGATCCTGACGACCAAGCATGTCTGTGTTGCCTTCTTCAGGTTTGAATTCGTCACACAACTCCTGTACTTCAGGTTTATCCCAGATGTAATACTCAGCGATGGAGCGTAACTTAGTTCGTCGTTTATCTGCATCACCCATCCAGCTAAAATGCCACCCTGCATCACGTTCACCTACGTAATAATTGTTCGTAGTGGCTCGTAACGAAGAAAGAGTTCCGAATTCCCTTAGACCATCAACCGTACTAACTACCCCACAGCGCCAATCGAATTTTTCTTCTTGTGGTGATTGAAGCTGTCGGTCAGCTCGTCCGTAGTGCATAGACATACTCAAACGAACTGTCTTATCAGGGTTATCTAGAACAGCTTGTTTTACCTCTTCTAGCTTTTCCGGATTTGCTATTTCGTCACAATCGGAGCATATAAAAAAAGTATCTCCTGGCAGCTGAAATAAACCAACACTTAAAGCGTCTCTCTGTCCTCTTTCTCTGACCCAGGGGTCTGGTGCTTCTTCGTACGTAGGTAACTCAACGTGGAGCACTTGCACTTTGTCTTCGGGAATCCCGAGCTCTCTGAGAGTATTAACGCAAGTAAATTCTTTAGGTTCCCCTCTGTGCGTATAATTAGCATCTGTTATCAAGAAGCCATCTACATGATCGTAGAGAGTTTTGATACGAAGTTCTAATAGCTCCTTTTCATTGAAATAAGGAAAGCAATCGATCAGCACAGAAGAACGATTCGAGTAGCAATATGCTACCTCAGTCTTAGACGTCTGCTACTTGATTCAAGCGTTTCTTAGATACTTCCAGTAAGTAATTTTTAGTGCGTTCTACGTTTTCGTTTACTTCCTCGTCCATACCAGTATCAAACTGCGGGTTACTCCCATCGTCCGGCATTGTTGGAGGAACAGGGCCACCGGCTTCTTGATTCAAGTCTGACTGAACTTGCCCAGCGAATTGCTGTGTGGATTCTTGATCCCGACGCCTTTGATTATCAGCGGCGGCAATAGACCGTCCGTAACGATCAGCAAAAATATCGGAGTAACCAGTAAAACTCATCTTTATTTAGCAGTCATTAACTATGCTACCAACGGTAGATCCAGCAGCAGAACCTAATTTTCCGCCTAATAGTGAAACCCATCCAGCAGCTAGCCACCCAACATACGGGATACCGATAACAGCAGGAACACCAACACCAGCAGCAATACTAGTTCCGGCCATTGCACCTTGTGACCGTGCTCCAGCGTCCGCCACGATGCACTCTATGTCTTTTGCAGACTTTCCCTCACCATCTGCTACGACACCTCCTAGGTTCCTAGTGCCGTCCATAGTGAACTGGTCTTTGCGCCACTCGTGACGATTTTCACTACCACCACCGAAAAATCCTTTCTTTTCCTTATCTAGCGATAAAGATTTTTGTGACTCAAGAACAGTAGGATCGTTTGCTTTGTATTCGACTGTATAACCTTCTTTATCTGCTTTGACTTTGTAAGAAGAATAATCTCCTCTGGGAAAATTTATAACTGGAGCTTGTGGAGCTTTCGTTGCTTTGATAATGTGCCCCAACACACCAATGTGTGCTACAGCAACAACACTACCGACTCCTAATGCAGTCCACTTAAATAAATTCATAGTCCTATTAGTAAAGGACGACTACGCCGTTCACAGAACCTCCGCTTAGTGTAACTGCCCCAAAAGGCAACTCGATATTGCCATCAACATTTTCAATATGTATAAATTGATTTTCTCCCATGTCGTTTAGACGTACATAAACGTCATCTGTCCCAGGAGTACTTTTAGATTCGACGAATAGAGAACGGCAGGTAGGAAAAGTTTTTTGACCGTCCGAAGGCACCCAAACAAACCCACTTGCGTAAGGCAGTATGGGCGTCTGCCCGTATACAGATCCGAAAGCGCGGATGTCCATTTGTGAATTCTTTCTGTCAGTCTAACTTATTCAGCTCAATAAGCTTTTTTAAGTACCAATCAGCTTTTTTTAAATCTTCAACTCCGTTCTTGTGTTGAAAGCGCCAGAGATACTTCATGCAAGAGAGGTGACAAAAGTTTTGTACAGCATCTTTTCCAGCTGCAGCAAGCATTGCGTCAATGCACTCGACATCACCTTGGTTGTAGTGACTGGGGTGGTCCACAGTGCTGCCGGGAAAAATACTCGGCATAGCCATGTCAAACTCGATACCTCCCAGGGTGATGGTGTCATCGGAGTAAGAGAACATGTCAGTATGTAAACATTGTGTCTGTGTCGATCATAGGAGAGTTTTTTAAAAGTGCAGAGGAGTACTTATTATCCAAGTGCTGAACTAAGGCGCACTCAGGGATTTTAATTTTTCCATTTTCGTTTATCAGAGGAATAGCTCGGCGATGTTCTTGCCCTGGGAGCAGTTTTTCAAAAGCCAAACCCATTGATGATCGATCGGCAATCGGCCAGTTTCTTAAACCAATTTTTGCGTGACTTTTTACAGGGTGACTGCTGTCTGAGCGAATGTACTCTTCAGAGTCTTCTTGATCCATGATCATAAAACCACCGTATGGGTTACCTAGTGTTGTAAAACCAATCACACCGGACTCAGCCGGACGGAATTTAAAACCGCAGTTGTATCCGATTGGTCCCCAAACATCTGGGGTGACACCACTTAAATTCCAGCGACGGTAGTTGTCAAAAGGAATAAATTTATCTTGTACTTTTTCGACTCGACAAAAACCTGGTTCTTGATTTTCTTCTTTTAAAACATCTTTATATTCGATCCAGTAATCAAATTGTTTCTTAGTAAAAAGAATATCATTTTCTGAGTACATGTAATAATCATGTTTTTTATTTACAACTTGGTAAGCTAGAGACGGTTTGTGTGCCCAGCAAAGTGAGTAACCTACATACTCTGGAGACGCTACAGTAAAGCTTACGCGTTTTAAGTTAGTGTTACCGGCAACTATTAATGAGAACTCATCTAGGTCATAAGCATGTTCATGATCGATCGTAATATCAATTTCTTTATCCAGATCAAGAGTCTCATAACCCTTTAAAACTTCAAGAAGAGTCTCAATGCGGCTTAGTGGATTGTAAGCTGTGACAGAGATGTAAATAGAAGACATTAGAACTCAACAGAGAAGTTTCCGCGACGTTGAAGATAAGTCATAAGCCAAGTGTAAGCGTCGAGAAGATCATCATGAGACGTCGCCCCTACGTTAATTAGCTGATCTATAAGAGCATCGAACTTCCTGTATTTGTTAAAAATAACTTTTTTATTTTCCAAAAGACCGAGAGTACCTCTGAACCTCGCGACTTTATCTCCCCGGAATCCTTTTACTTCGTGGACATGCAGATTACCTAGACCTCTTTCGTTTAACAAGACACGACGAAGGTCAGCCGCAAGAGAAGCCTGATAAGCCACAGCTTCAACAACGAGAGTCACTGTGGAGTACGTGGGGAAATGTTGATCGTTCTGTAGTTCTAGGATTCCCCACTCAACTAACATGTCGCACAACAAGTCAATCTTTTCAAGGTTGCCTATGGTCCGCACCTGATGTGCATCGATGACGTAGTATTTGTCCCCGAGTCTCCCACCGAGAACAAAAGCGGTGTAATCAGAAGTCTCGTTCTTGCTGGCGGATAGATCGATCCCTACAGCCAAGGAATCAAACTCAGTTTCGACTTCCCCTTTAACGATCAAGTCAGGAGAAAGGACGAGATCTGAAGTCATTACAGGTTGTTGCTGGTACTGGTAAGCAAAAGCAACAGGATCCAGTTCTTTTTGGCCTTGCAGATATTCGACAGACCACTGCTCAGGCCAATAACTAACCGCTTCCCCGTCTTTGTTGTACGTGAGTGCTTCTTGTGAGACTTGTTTCCAGCCCTTCTGCGGGATAAACATTGTTTTATGTATATCCAAAGGGTGAAAACGAGTTCCTAGACAGATAGATCGACCTCCCTCAAACACGATGGGAGCAATGACCGATGACCAGTTACCGTTCATCTCCTCACGAACAGTAGGGTTTTTAATATCGGTACTTGATTTAATAGGGTCATCCACGATCACGAGGTGAGCTCGTTTAGACGTAATCGAACCTCTCAGACCAGCTGCTCTTAAGGTAAATTCCTCGTCACCAATACGAGTGATGCCCGCATAATCAAAGTCGACAGACCAGCCTATGTCGCTTTGCATCCCAGCTTTTAACTTGACTTTTGGAAATATTTTTTTGAAAGTCGATGAATCGATAATTTGTTTAATAATTCGACTTTTGGGAATAGCTGTCGCGATGTTGTATGAGCAATAAATAATCTGAAGAGGTCTACCAGCCTGTGTATGTCTGCCGATAACCCAAGCAGTAAACAAGTTGAGTACAGTGCTTTTGGCTGAACCACGAGGACTCAGAATATCTAAGTTCGGACCCGCGATATCTATAAGGTACTTATTGCTTTCTCCAGTTATGAGCTCTCTATGCCACTCCAGCATATGTCTGGCTGGAGGTTTATCTAAAAGAGTGCAGAAGGTTAAGAAATCAGTCTGTGCACGAGAGAACACATTATCGATCGTCGTGTCTTCAGTTTCCAACGCTTTTTGAGCGCGTAGTTTTAAAGCTCGGCGATACGCGAATGTTTCCCTGCTAGGCATTATCTAGTACTGTTTGTATACTGATACCGAAAGTCTAGACCCCAATGGCAAAGATTCTGTGGTACGGAGATGCTGTTTCAAATACAGGGTTTGCACGAGTAACTCACAGTATTCTCGAGCATTTATCGAAAACCAATGAAGTCGTCGTATACGGCATTAACTACACAGGGGACCCTCACCCGTACCCGTTCAAAATTTATCCTGCTGCACCGCACAACCCCGCTGATCGTTTTGGTCTAGGTAGAATTCAGTCAATCGTCGAAAACGAACGTCCAGACTGGTTTATTTGCCTTAATGATATTTGGATCGTCAATCAAGTTTGGGAACGGATTCACCTTTTAAAACATCAACTCAAGTTCAAATTTATTGGTTATTTCCCCACAGATTCTGAGTGGTACCCCCTCTCGATGTTGAGGTATATCAAAGACTTCGACTTTGCTATTACGTTTACTATCGAGCAAGCCCAAAGGCTAATGGCTCATGGAATTCAACCTAAAAAATTAGGGGTGATCCCTCATGGACTTGATAAAGGAAAATTTCATGAGCTAGACATGATTGAGACTCGTAAAAAACTTGGTGTACCTCTAGACAAATTTGTCGTATTTAACGGCAATAGAAATCAACCTAGAAAGAATATCGACCTGACAATCAAAGCATTTGCTGAGTTTGCCACGGGGAAAGACGATGTCATGTTGTACCTGCACATGGGAGAAAAGGATCTCGGGTGGGCGGTAAAAGAGCTTTTTGAAACTGAGATGCGTCGAAGAGGAAACGATCCCACTCAGAAACTGGCTTTGACACCAAACATGAACTACATGGGCGCTCCACCTGATGAGCAGCTCAATCTTATTTACAACATCTCGGATGTCGGAATCAATACGGCCAACGGTGAAGGATGGGGTTTAGTTCCTTTTGAACATGCTCTTTGTCGAAAACCTCAGATCGTTCCGAACCACACCTCTTGTAAAGATGTCTGGCAGGGTAAGGGTTTATTGATTGATGTAGCTGCGTGGATTACCGATAAAGATCTCGGCGTCGAGCGGGGAATTATCGACTATAAACATGCTGCAGAACTTCTAAATAAAGTTTACGAAGATAAAGATTATCGTAAAAAAGTAGCTGACGATTGCTTTGAAGTTACTCAAAATCCTTCGTATTCCTGGGAACGGGTAGCCGAAGGATTTACTAAAGCAATGGAGACTGCCTAATGACACTTCAAATCAACCGACACACCACTGCGCTTAAGTATCTTCAAGTACCTATTAATATTCGACAGAAAGATGGTTACGCCACTGTTTATCAACAGGCCGATGATATTGGAGGAAAATTTACGAGAATCAACTGGGGACTGCCTGACCAAGCAATTGCAAATTTTAGTCCTTGTCTACTAACTCGCAAAGGCCACAAACTTATTTCGTTCAGGAGTCAACCTGAACCTTTTGTATTCAGACACGACAGAAAATATTTTTACTACAACAACACCCCAACTGATATCTATATCGGTGAACTAGTAGCAGAAGATCGTATTGAGAATGCACGCAAAATCAGATCTACACCTCATAGGTTGAGCTACGAAGATGCTCGACTTTTTGAAGGTCCAGACAAAGAACTTTACATGCAGTTTATTACAAGTTCTTACGCTTCGAAATGGGATACTTCATCTCGCATGCTCGTGAAAAGCCCCAAAGTTTGCGTGGGAAAAGTTGATAAAAAAGGCCAGGTAACAGACTGTGTTTACCCTCCTGCTGGGCAAAATTTAGTTAAAGATAAAGCTGAGAAAAACTGGTGTTTCTTTACTGATGGCGAAAAATTAAGGTTGCAGTATTCAACTCTGCCTCTTGTCTTTAAAACTCCTGGAGAACCCGATCGAGTAATTGATTCGTCGTCTCTCAAAAAGGTCGTCAGTGATTGTCCTACCTTTAACTCGACCGCTCCTATAAAAATCGGAGACGAGTGGTTGGTGTTTTTCCACTGGAAATACATGGCTTTTGATACAAAGACACAGAGGCAACACCTTCTTTATCACCTAGGCGTATACACACTCGATGAAGGTCTTACTAAAATTACGCGGCAATGCACTGAAGCACTTTTTAGTGGCTCTTTGCACGACGATTTAATTTGGTGGACTGACTGCACAGGTCAACCTGTTTCTACGCAACCTGCTTGTATCTTGCCTTTCGGAGGTAGTTACGTCGAAGAAGACGACACAATCGAACTAGCTCTCGGAGTTAATGATTCCTTCATGGGAATCTTTAAGTGTCCTCTGGTCAATATCCTCGGACTCCTCGAACCCGTTTAGATACGTGACGATGAGTTCTTTAAGCTCGTTGTAGCGAACAAACCAATCCGGCAGTAGACCGTAATGCGGTAAAACTTCTCTGTCGTATTCGGTGTCTTCGATGTACTGAATAATTCGTTCAGCGTCCGTCACGTTTTTTCTTCGCGTTCGATTGTTGACCACACAACGATAGAAGCATCGTCGAGTAAATCGGCCATCGTAGGAGAATCTTCGAAGCTATTCATTAGTTCTCGCAGGCATCGATCAGCTCCAGCAAGCAGAAGTCCGCGTCGATCAACACCGTCAGTGAGCTGTCGGACTGCTTGAATGTGAGACCGAAGCTCTTTTTGAAGTACAGAAATTTTTGTTGCCGCTGTGGCATAGTCCAACATCCCTGTGTTGGTCATATCTCTTACGTTATCGATATCCATCTTCAGACTGTCGATTTCAATTAACAAGACTTTACGTAGATCTTGTTTGGGATATTTTTCTTGCACCCAGGCGGATAAATCGGCAATTGAGCCGTTATAACCAGGACGCAAAAAACGAGCATATAAATACGACTCAATTTCGCTAGTGCTGTTCTTGACATAGTGCAAGAAAGCATCCTTTTCAGTTTTGCCTAATGCTGTAAGCCAAGCCCCGACTGTACTAGTATCGCGAACTTGTGTTTCAATCATCCGAAGAATCGCTGACCAGTAAGCGCAATATTCATTGCGTTTTGACGTAAATCTTTGGTAGCACCCACATTCGCACGAACGCGTGCAAGATCACTTTCTGTTCTGGCTTTGTTAAGAGTCAAATTACCGACAATCTGCGCATCATATTTAGCCAGATCACCGGCAATTCGCTGTGAACCAAGAGCAAGATTTGCTGCTCCAGTTGCACGGGTTTGGGCCATAGCTCCCAAATCTTGCGCATACCTTTGAGCAATATTAGTTTTCGCGCCTTCTTGTAAGGCTTTAAGACCAAGATTCGTATAAGCTAAGTTCTGAGCAAGTGTGTTGTCACCCCCGCGTGCTGCTGTGGCAGCTTGGCTTAAGAACTGAGGATCAAGCAGTCCAACACTAAGTCTTGCGTTACCAAGTGCAGATTGTAAATCAAGTCCTTTACCGATAAGATCGGCAACCTCTTTGACTTGCGCCTGCGAAGAAAGCTGACCACGCTCTGCCGCATCTCGTAAAGCAGTCAATTGTCCGCTTGAGAGACTTGACCCTAAAAGACCTTGAGCACCAGAAACACTAGAGACAGTTTGTCCGTAACGTTGTCCAGCTAAAGTCAGAGGAGCATTAGCTGACGCAGCTTGAGCTCCATACTTTGCGTAGTAATCTATAGGGGGCGGGTCCAGCAGCAGCGCTACCTCCACTACTGGAGGACCCTCCTTCTCCTGAAAGAGCGCCGCCAACTGCGCCGACAAGAGCTCCGGGTGGACCGCCTGCAGCGAAACCGCTAAGGCCGCCTTTAATTATATTGCCGATATTTAATCCCATGATTACTTAAGTACCGAAGAACCCATTTTGTAAGCTCCGATAACGCTAGGAGCTGTAGCGTTCATTGCTTGCATGACACTCACATTTGGAGTGTTGGCGTACACACTAGTCACCATAAGTGATTGAGCTAGTGCTTGTTCCTTAGCAATTTCTGCTCTAGTAATAGCGCCCCACTCTGCAATAACGTCTCGCTTTCGTGCTTGAGCACCAACAGCTTCAGCTTCTTTAAGGCGACCTTGTAAAGCTCGCTCTTGATAACCAGGAAGGTTAGAAAGAAGATCTTTAATTAACTGTTGATTTCCGTCGTACGCCCCGACAGCTGTAGGAGTAGTTGTTGTTGCTGGTGTCGGATTACGCTCTGGTGTATAAGGATCTAAGGGAGTTGATTGACTACGACCAGACTGTTGAGTCTGACTAGGAACTAGAGGAGCAGAACCTGGTGTCGGGGTTGCTTCTAAAGCTCGGTTAGCTTCAAGTAAATTTCTAATTTCAGGAGGTAAATTTTCCCCCAATGCTTCAAGAGCTTCTCTACTACCAGAAGTTTTTCGTGACTTTACTTCAGGAAGCCCACCGGCTGTATCAAATTGAATGCCGTACATGTCTGTAAGGCTGCCACCAAATTTTGTAAGATCTCCTTGTTCCATGATTACTTAGTAATTTGGCGAACATTGCCCATATTCGAAAGATAAGGAGCAGGAAGATTGCCCTCTAAAACTTTCGAAAGAGCTGCTTCAGCTATCCTACTTTGTGCGGTGCCCATTTGCCCCATACTTGCAAAAGCTTGTGGCAAAGCTCTTAACTCACCTTCTAACCTAACTTCTTCTCTTTTGCGTTCAGACGCACGACTTAGTTGATCATCAAGACGGCGTGCAGTGTCGTCAAGAACTGACTGGACATCAATTTGAGGCAGACCAAGTAGTCGACGTCTGAAATTTTCTTTAGACGCATACTGTTCAAGAGCTAATACATCTTGAGCAGTAATAGTAAATTTACCTCCAGGTCCAGTTGTTTGCGCACCAGTATTTGTCCGTGCAGCGCCCCCTGGACCAAACAAAGCTTTTAAAAGTTCAGGCGTACTTCCCGCTAATGCACTACCAATAACGGAATTTACAACTCCTTGTCCTGTTCCGCCAGAAAGCATTCCTCCTAAGCCAGCTTTAGCTCCACCACTTAAGATTGCACCGCCCGTTCCTGTTATTACTGGCATTTTAACTTCCTGCTGGGTTATCGAAAGAAGTGCCACTAAGTGGCTTCTTCATTAATTTTAAACCATTATCTTGAGTATTCATGGGCAACATAGATTCTTTCTGTTCCTTAGAAGGAAGAGCAGAAGTCTGAGGGAAATTAGAAAGAATATATCTGTGCATAAAATCCACAGGATTTTGCTCAGGCGCGTCTCTACGGACGTCTCTCTCCATAAGTTCCCGGTTACGTTGGTTGTTCATCAGCTCAGTTGTTGAAACTGCACAGAGGGAGGAATAGTGTTTGAAGCCGGTGCATTAAGCATCGAATAGTTGGTACCCTCGTTAGGCATATCAAAGTCAGGAGGACGCTGAGATGAAAGCTCGTCCATGTGTGCCTGTTCTTGTGCATCAAGCTGATCCAAGAGAGCCAGCATCTCCATGACTAGCTCAGGGTTTTGGATAAGTTGCTCCAAAAGTTCAGCTAAGTACTGATCAGCACTGGGTTCTTCAACCTCAGTGCGAAGGCGAGAGGCCAACTTAGCCTTCACCATCGGATACTCGACATCCGGATATGAATTCAAAGAGCGTGTAGCTCCCGTATACATCGCGTCTGAACCACCATCCGCACTTGGAGGCCGCATTTGCATGAAGTCACGCAAAACACGTGCCGTCATTGGAGCAGCCGCTGCTTGTTCAGCAGGGGTTACCGGCATCGGCAGACCGAGCAGACGTGCAGCTAACGCATAATCAGCCTGAGAAAACACCAGAACCTACTGCAACAGTTAACTCCATTGTACTCTTTATTCCTAAAACGTCGCCGGGAGTAACTTCAAGAGAAAGACAAATCTTCTCAAGAACATCGGGTGACGGTATATAACTTGAATCGCTACAAATTTTACGAGTTGTAGTCGGAGACAAGCAAGCAAGCTTACTTAAGCCAAAAGACGAGATGTCTTTTTGGTCAAGTAAAGACTGAAGGTTATTAATTAAATAACCGCTTGCTGTGAACGCCGAGTAAAAAGGCATTAGCCAAACTTAAAACCTTCAGAGATGTTGACGAGTCCAGTTCCACTGAAGTGACCAAAAGAAGTCAAGTCTAGTTTTGGGGAATCGATCAATCGCCAGGAAACCATTTCACTAGGAAAACGGATGTCGTCCAAAAACAACCACCGTGGTTTCTTAGGAAATTCTAAACTAGATAACAAACTATAAAACTTTTGTTCAAATATTCCGTCCTTAGGGCCATCGCACATAATAAAGTCAGCCTCACAAAGCATCTTTGCGAATCGCGCAAAAACTTGAGGATCCATTAGATCCTCTACGTGCTGAGTTAAACGGCTTTCAAAGTCCTTTTCGTTTAAATAACTAACGGAATAACTATCCCACTTATTAACGTCAAAAGTTTCGACAGTATCTTCATCAGGTGAGAAGTCCAGCATGGTTCGTGCTGAAGTACCTAAGTGAGTACCGATGTCTACTAACTTAAGTGGCCCCTTAGAACGATCAAGGTTATAGACGAGGCCAGCCAGAATGCGGTAATGATCGCCAGGAAAAGCATTGACAAAAGGATTGTCACACTGAATACGACAAATCGCAGCTGTTTTAACAGCTTCAACCACATAATCCCAGTCATCAAAGTTTTGTGCCGCTGGGTCATCGTCGACAGACCAGCACGCACTTTCAATTGGATGACGAACTGTTTTCATTATTAAAAACCGAGGTTTTTGCGGCGGACGAAATCTAAGTCATAAGTGGTAAAACTGACAGGCATGTCTTCCAAATCGAAAGGTGTCTTATAGGTTTCACCTTCAACGTGACCTTGCCAGGATTCGCTCCACTTCATATGCAAATACTTCTTATTCATCTCATGCGCTAGGTGAATACTATTTGCTATTTCAGGTTCTGAACGCCAGGTTTGACTACCGTCCGAATAATCGTTCTTCTTCGAGCCGTGGTAGTAACCGCGCTGCAGAGACAAAACTCGAACTACGTCGTCATGGATAAACCTCATCCCATAATCCATGTCCTCGCAGTAACCAGGGTAAAGATTTTCATCAAACAAACCGTACTTCTGCACCATCCAGTCTTTTAAAAGAAAGATATCCCAACCGCCGTTTTTACCATGGACGACTCCAGCAAAGGGATTCGCAGCCTCCGTACTCATTTCTTGTAAGAACCCTGGTTCGTACATGACGTCATGATTAGAAATCACCCAGTAAGGCGCGTTCATAAACGATTTGATAATTAGATTCCAAGCTCCGCTACACCCAAGGTTCGCAGGCATATGACATACATGAACTTTTTTTACGTACTTATGTGGGGCTTTCTTTAACAGATCTAGTTCTTCGTCAATCTGCCCTCGACCGTTGTTGTTAAAAACAACAAAATTATCTACAGGGTAATCAATGCTGTAGAACAACCTCCAAACCCAGTGAGGACCATTGACTACTGCTGTGCCAAGAACAGGAATCGGTTTCAAAATTATTAGCCAACTGTTAATATACTAACACCTGAATTAAACGTATGAGTACTTTTTTCTGGACACCATCTATTGATTTGATTGTCCCTACTTGTGATACTAGTTTCTTAATGCACAGGGATGATTCAGGTCTTTGTCAAGCACACAGAGTAGGTGTTCCTGAATTAGCACTCATAGAAATGGTCAAAAAACACTTACCAGGAGATGGGGTGTTGATTGACTGTGGAGCACACATGGGTGTTTACAGCATCATGCTCTCCAAGTGTTTTGACAAAGTGTATGCCTTCGAAGCGCAAAGGAGAACATATTTTCAGTTATGCGGAAACTTATTTATTAACGAAATATCTAACGTGACTCCAACAAACGCTGGTGTTACGTGTAGTAATAAAGCTCACGAAGAAAAAACTTTATACGTCGTTAGCGAAGACGGAGGTGGGTCTTCCTTTATCAAACCCACAGGAGAAAAGGTTCTTTCAGAAGAGAAAGTAAAAATGACTGCAATTGACTATGGAACGTATGACGGTCCTGTAAGAATGATAAAACTTGATGTAGAAGGGTATGAGCACGATGCGCTTAGAGGAGCAGAGTTAACGATTAAAAAAGATAAACCTTTAATCGTTTTCGAAAGCAACCCTGGAAATGAGGATATGAGAAGGACAATTATTAACTTTCTTAAATCACACGGGTATGCAGTTGGTCAAGTAAGAAATTTTGAAAACATGTTTATAGCTGCTTTTGATTCATAAGAGATCGGTAAAAAGCACCGCGTTTAGGTATAAATTTTCTTTTAGGTCTTACTTCTGTCTTTTGGTTTCTTGATTTTAGATTTTCTCGTACATACATTTTGTTTCCTGCGTCACTGACATAGTATTTACCACCTTTAGAACCTTGATAAAGCTGGCGTCCATTCCAGTACTCATCGAGGAGTAAATCGTTCATAGGTTAAATGCAATGCCTAAGGCGAGACTTGAACTCGCACGACTTTTACAAGTCAGCGGATTTTAAGTCCGATCCGTCTACCGATTCCGGCACTCAGGCGCTACAAAAAATATATCGTAAATTTAAGCAAGAGCAAGCTCCGCTGTTAGCATACTGATGCTTTACAACCCTTTCCCATGCCTGCAGCGTCCTTTAAAGAGCTCATGGGTCAGCTCAAAGATGACACATCGGTACCTACCGTCAGTATTCCCGCTGATGCAAAGAAAACACTAGATGAACGCTATACATTTACAGAAGGTTGGTACGATGCACTGCTAAATAGTGAGTATGCAATTCGTGCACCCCAAACAGAAAAGAAAATTCTTTTAGACCCTGCTGCAAAACGTCAAATTGTCGAAATTGGAGTATACGAAGGAGCATCTTCGTGCTTTTGGTCAGATTATTTCCTTGACCACGACGAATCAAGTCTTATTTCGATCGACCCGTTCACCGGAAGCGAAGAACACCTCCGTAATCCAGAAAAGTACTCTGGTTTAAGCAAGTTAGAGCGAACTGCACGCGAAAATATCGCTAAATCTAACAACTGCGGGAAAGTTGAAGTAATTAAAGGTTTTTCTCAACACGTTTTTGCGGGCCTAGACCAACGTTTTGGCTCTGAACCGTGGATTGATGTTCTTTACATCGATGGAGCCCACGATTCAGCGTCAGTTGCTCGAGATTTAATCCTTTACGTACCTATGGTCAAGCCTGGTGGCGTTGTTTTCTTTGATGACTACGGTCACCCTGATGTACAACGTGCAGTAGACAGCGGCCTTTCGGCTTTAGCGTCGATTGAGTTTGGTATTTTTACAGGATGGCAACTTGTAATCAAACTTGCTTCCGTAGCAAACACACATGGATAAAAATTTTATTAACTTAGCAAACTCTCCGAAGTTCACAACACCGAAAACTTCGGAGACGTTTTGCCAGGCGGGTTAGTCAGGTGTGAGGGACTGAGTAACCCCATCTTCATCATCGGGGGATCACGAAGACAGTCTCCAGAAGCAGGCTACTTCCTTCGACGCAAACGAATAATATCTAGCTTTACTGCTTTGTCAAGGCTCAAGCCGAACAGAATTTTATTGTATTCACTCAACGTTTAGCTTTACGCCTCCTAAGTTTTCCCAGTTACCTAGAGTTCCTGTAGGAAAGCTGTTAAAACTAATAGTTATACGTTCACTTTCCTTAACTTCATCTACAGAATGAAATAAATTTGAAGGAAAAATAAACATACTACCAAGTTTGGGTGCTTGCTTATGTATAAGCAGGTTTTCACCTTCTTCACTTTGGCGGATTGAGTAACTAATTAGTTTGTCATAGTCACTTTGACGACTAAACCATGTGTTACCTGTTACTCCCTTAATGTAAATAATTCCTGTTAAAAAAGACCAATTATGTGTATGCCCCCAGTGCCATTCATCTTTTACGCTTTTGTTAGCCCACAGCTGAGACACTGCTATTTTTTCAATAGTGTGTGCTCTAATATCAACCCTTACTTCTTCTAAACACTGTTCGATAAAATTTTTTAAATCTTGACACTCTTTCTCTCTGTGAAAATCAGAAGTTGACCGACCTTGTTCAGGTTTGTTGGAGCGTTTAGATACTTCGTTCCAATTAATATCTTCACACTGCTTCAAAGTTTTTACATATAAAGCAGCAGGAACTTCAAACTCGTACAAAGATAAAGGAAGGACGTCGTGTTTCTCAAACACTTAAAATCTTGTGGCTTTTCCAATAATAGCAATATGGTGATTGCTTCCACAGTAAATAATTAGTGCAGCTTGCCGCAGACGACGTTTTTATTTTTCACCTAATACCCCTGCCCCTCCTCTACTCCCTCTGCTCGCCCAACCCTCACGACTCACTGCTGGCCCATGTCCTCTCTGAACACACTGCCAACATATAGCCTGTGGGTATTCAGCCAAATCGCGCTGCCACAGAGTTTATTTTCGCAGCCTGCCGCTTACCCCGTTTTTTCTACTTAGTACTTTGTAACTATGCCTTCTACCTACATATTTAACGGTTGACCCATTCGTGTTAAGTACACAGTTAAACTAAGCAAACCTAGCATCCAGACGACACCGAATGATACTACGAGTTTAGTCTCTTGTTTATGAGTCATTGCCTCAACCGAGCAACGCACTATAAACACGATAAAAGAAAACTAAAATCAGGCTTTCTCTTATCTGCTATTACTAACTTTTTTACCTGGCGCCGTACCCTGCAATCAGCTGACCCAAAGCACGTGTGGCTTCATTAGACACCATTCCAACTTCACCACCCTCAGCTTGGCCTGGTCCAACATAACCAAGTCCACCAATCAAACTTCTTAAAAATTCCTCTCCTTCATTCTCAGCTTCTAGTTCACCCAAAGGCTGCAAGAACGAACCTTGACCTACTGGCACACTGCGTTCGATCCGGTTATCAAAAACATTACGCATGATCCCTCCGGTACCACGGGCATCCTCACCTAAGAAATTAGAGTCGTAATAATTTGCTGAATCGCTTGGATCGCCGCCTAAGTAATCAAAGTAAGAACCAGCAAAAGCACCTGGACGTGTAGGATCACCAAAAGTCTGCTCACCAGGGGGAAGCGCGTCTGGTCCATTACCGCCGCCTCTTCCAACAATATCTCTTAACTTCGCTAATGCATCTTGAGTACCACCGCCATACCTCGTGTCACCTTTGACATCGTCAAAATAATCTAAAACTGCTTGAGCTCTGACTCTATCCGGACCATCTGCTTCACGATAAAGCTTCCTTACATCCAGCCCGCTAAAACGATCTGTTGCGGGATCTTTCTCAGAACCAGCACCAAAAGCCTTGCGATCGTAATCTCTAAAAAGTTTAGAGCTTAATTGGTCTTGTACCTTACGTTCAAAATTCTTATTTTTACTCATCAGTCGCCATAGATATCCATAAGTCTACTTTAATTGAAAAAGAAATATCTGAAGCAGTAAAGAATCAAACGCCCTTTAGAGGTGTTCGACCATAAAGCATGTTTCTAGCACGCTGTAGTCCATCAGGTGCAAGGCGTTCTAAAATCGAATTGCGTATCTCCATAGGAGCAGCGGGACCGTAACCAGGTCTTTCACCAGGCATCAAACCAGGATCTGCAGCGACCATAGTGTTATTGAGAGTACCGTCAGCAGGATTAGCATAGCGTGGGAGCACCTGCTCTTTATAACCCATAATTTCTTTGTTCTGTTCGAGGATCCCACGGTCCTCCATAAACATATTTAAGAAGTTGGCAGGATCGATATACTTCCTGATTTCAGATTCGATATCAATCTCAGGCTCACGTTCAGGAAACGAACCCTGAAAAATAGCGCCACCCTGATTAAATGCAGGTGCTTGTGGATACGAACCTTGCATAGGTGCGTCGTAACGACGATCTGGCTGTGGATAACCCATGATTAAATAACGGAAGAACCGGGAACGTAACCTGCTTTAATCTTTTCTAAGTAGTTACCCAGAAACGAATTAAAAATATTATCGTCTTCTCCACCTGTAATAGGAGCACTACCAGTTGCAGGGCCTGCTTCATCAAGATCTAGCATGCCTCCAGCTACGCCTAACGGATATTTATTTAAAAAATCACCAGCTAATCCTCCGATAGCACCCGCACCCATACCAGCGACACCGCCAATACCAGGAATACCAGCCCCACCACCAGAAGATCCTCCTGCAACAGCCCCAACAATGGGTGCTGCGAGGCTGGCTAAAGCTCTAAAATCTACCACTTTAGAAATTTATCTAATGTATATAGTTTAAATCAATCGACACTTAAATTCCCGTTTTCGTCCCAACTCATTAAAGACATAACGCTATAGCTACAAGAACAGCCGCAATGGTCGCAAGAAAGATCAACGTTGTTGACCTTGCCAGACATCAAACTCTTGAGTCTTTTAAGTTGTTCATGAGCTCTTAACTCTTGAACTTCGTCTGACACACTGAATACGCCGGTCACTCAGTCTAAGTGGGGGATCCCACACAGGCTTAGTCCCTACATCCTTCGTCATCTACGAACCACTTGCGCTTCTTTCCGAACCATTCGGCAAGTTCAACTGGGTTCTGAGGACCAAAACGTTGTTCCTCAGGGTCTGGGTCACCTAAATCCATATCTTCAAGAAAACGATCTAACCCTTCGGTGGGTTGATCACCTCTAATCGCTCTCCTTCGGGCTCTACGAAGCATTGCTTCGACACTGTGGTTGCTTTTTGCCCATTTTTGGATCCAGATCATGTCTGAAACCGCTACTTCTGCTTTTTCTGCGATTCTTTTACAGATAAATTCGGCTTTCTTGCGAACTTCAGTCGAAAGCATTCAACTATCCCTTTGTTAGCAGTCTACTAATTATCGAAAATGGTTCCTGTGTAAACCTCACGCGGTGTTTTATCTCCTGCTCCTGTAAAACGACCCAACTGGTTTCCTAAATATGTAAAAGCGTCTTGAGAAATTTTATCTCTAGTTTCTAAATAACCAGGAGTTGTATATAACTCACCTAGTCTGTTTACAAGAAAGTCTAGATTAGATCTATCGACAGTATTTGCATCAGGAGTTGTCACCAGATCAGCTCGACCTCGACTACCAGTACCCTCCGCATAATTGAACGCATTATTTACATATGAGTAAGGATACAAACCGTGATCTCCAACTTTATCCATCCCTAAAATTTGATCATCACTGTATCCTTTGCTTTTTAAATAATCTATAGCGTACTTTTGGGCTATGGTTTCTGATTTTAATCTTCCTATAGGTCCGGCTGTCTCCATAAAACGTTTTAACTTGTCCGCATCAGACTCATCTGCTACCACGGTGTTGAAGAATTTATCTCTACCTAATCCTTCATCTAAGGAAGCTTCTAATAAAGTTTGATCTTGAGCATGACCACCTTCATGAATAACGGTAAATAGATCCGGTTTTTTCGAATCTACGTAAACAAACCTCTTACGTGGATCATTTGACCCACCTTCTTTCGCTTCTGGTTGGTAATATCCAGAGCCATCTCCTGTATTAACATTACGAAAACCAGTGTCTTCCTCAGGTTTTACATATAAACGACGTCCTGTTTGAAGCATAAAGTCTTCTAAATATTTTTTTGCTGCTTCGTTCGGTTCAAATTCAACAGGGCGTTCTTCAATACCCAACATCGACATAGTTGCTGGTGCTCTAAAACGACCAGCACTCACTGGATTGTATTTTTTTCTTTTTTCTTCCTCTCGATATTGCTGAGCACGAAGCAGAGAGTCGAGAGGACTTTCGATAGCCATATTTATTCGCGTCTAAAAGTCTCGATCGTATTTTAGGGCAAGTTTCCACAGGGGGAAATTTTTTCTGCGCCTGTTATTATGTTGGTACGCTCCAGATTTTGACCCCAAAATACCGGCAAGATACCCAGACCCTTCTCGCCCGCCCCGTCGAGTATGTTTTATATGTAAAAAAAGGCCGATTGCGGGGTCTAGATAATTACACATTGTGGGTATACATATGAAGGACCATGATGACTTGGTGGGTCGCCCCCTTCCTATCATTGTTTCAGTTTGTAACAAGTGAACCCACGGGGGGTGGGTCGTATGATTTAATCGCGCACGCGTTTCCTTTACTACTGAGAGCACAGACCGCACACAGTATGACAATCGAACAAGCGGCACACAGTCAGCGGCTGGTGGCACCGTGGGATGTATTGTTATCTCAACGACACGAACAGGGCTTAGGACTTCGCTTCTTCCCCTTTCGGATCGCCAGGTAGTTTGTCCCCTTGGACCAATCACCGAACCGTCTCAAGATCTTGCCATTTCTGGCAGCATCTGCGACACTTGATAACAAGCGACGGAACAACGACAAACGTTGAACCTTAGCCAGAACCTAGACAACTTAATAATCGACTGAAGAAGCGGACAGCTCACTGCCGCAGTGTCACACGTCGGGCGGGATCCCGTGGACACTGGTTAGGGTAAAGCGAAACCGGCCGGTCATCTAAAACTTTGTATCCATGCTGGCTTGTATGTATCAACACACAGGCAGACATGTGGTACCCCCACCATTTAAAACTGAATAGTTTTCACAACAACTGAATACTTTGTATCACATTGTGTGTGCTCTATGTACACTTTTTAGTTTCATTCACTTTGGTTGACTTATTCACTACCAAGTGC